ATAAGTCATATTTACTGTGAACACACTGTCAGAGTTAGACTTATTGTTTATCTGACAATGTAGTAGCTGAGTCTGATCTAAGGACTCAAAAAAGCAGAGATAGTTGTCTATATAAGTACTATTTGCAGTAGCCCGATATTGTAGAGTCGGAAAAGCATAGCTCGAGCTACCATAAAATTCAACAACAAAAGCATTTACTGCAGAAACATTGGGAGTAACCTTGAGACGTCTCACTAAGGCCCTATTCGCGCCGAAAGGCACATCGATCTGCACGATCCCAACTCCCGCCGTTACACCAACAGTAGTAAAAGTTAACGTAGCCTTCTGAGGAAATATTGTGCCCGAAACAGCCACCGTATTTGTTCCGCTGATAACAGTTATTCCACCAACACCTGTTATAGCTTCGGCGATAAGCTGGGTGGAGTTACTACCACTCACAACAGTTATAAAAGATCCACCTACGATGGCGGGCACGGGAGCAGAAGCAATGCTTATTGTATTTGTACCACTAGTGATAGTTATCCCGCCCGCACCTACAATAGCCGCTCCGGGAGGAGTAGAAATAATTATCGTATTTACACCGCTGGTGACGGTTGTTTGACCGGCACCCACCAAAGCCTTTATGTTTATTGCTATACCAGAAACTGTAAGACTTCCAGAAGCTACTACCGTATTAGCCGCGAAGTTATTAGTGATTGGGGTACTACCCACTACCCCTATAGCTCCTTCTATGGCTATCACAGCGTCTTTAAGAGTATTGTGATGAGCGGCTACAACCGTAAGGTCTACGTTATCTCCACTATTGTGAGGAACTGCTGTGGTACCGTCCGCGCCTCTCAGAGAGGCGTTGAACTGAGTGGAACCGATGGATGTATACTGGATGGCCTCGGCCGCAGTGATGGTAGAGCCGGTAAGGATAGTTATGAAACCAGAGCTCGGGAATCCTGCAGTAGAGGTAACTGGTATAGTAAGAGTAGAGGAATTTATAGATGACGTAAGCTGCGTACGCAGATTATTTACGGCAACGTATAACGTGGCGTTGGTGTCCAATGATGCAGGATAGTTTACCATGTATTACCTATGCTACGTTTGTAGTTCTTACTATGTTGATTGTTCCAGTTGTAAGAGTCTGAAAATCTGTGGCCGCAAAGGCACTATGCGTACCCGAAGCAGTATTATTGGCTAGATCATAAACGCTCAAAATTGCTGAATTAGCCAAATAGGCCCGACCACTACTGAAAGTGGCCGAGGGGCCAAAGGCTATAGATACTAAGGAATCACCAAGATCCAAGCTTTTAGTTGGCGAAGTATTTTCAAAATGCTGAACCTCACTTACAATAAAATCTCCGCCCGCTGTTGCAAACCCAAGTAGATTGTTGGTAGTTTTAGAAACTACAATGTCGGTCACTATACTGGAGGGCAGTAGAGGCACGGAAGTCGTACCATTGTATTGAAAATCTACCGGAATAATGCCCGTCCCAGACGAAGGGAAGATGTTATAAGTAACTTCCACCCCACTGGCATTAACAATCCAATAAGCCTCCCCACTAGCAGTCAGGGCGCATTTGGAAGAGCCGGGACTGAGAAATCTAAAAGCACCCAGAGTTTCGTTTGTGATAAAGTTCACTCCGGAAGTGCTGCTGATTAGTAGACGAGAAGGGGCGGTAGAGAGAAAAGAAACCGAGTTAGAAAGAATACTTGGGACAGAGGCAGTAGTAAAAAGCTGAGAGAAGTTCGGGGTTATATCTATACCCGGATGTTGTATAGCCGGATTATAAGGAGCAGCAAAGATACCGCTTATGGTAGTACCTACATAAATCTTGCGGTTCCCAGGGGACACGTCGGTGGCCACGGTAGTTGGAATAGAAGGCAAAGTTCCAGAAGCAATAGTTTGTTGATTGAATAAATCTATAACCTGTATAGCAGACCCAGTAGCTATGAAAGCATATCTATTCTCTGAAATGTATAAACTGGTTGCGCCGCCGCTAGCCAAAAGAGGGGTAGTAATCGTAACCATGACTAGACAAGTCCCCAGAAAGCTTTCAGTCTCCCTGTTCGCGTGGAAAGATCTGCATTAGCAGGGATGTCGGTTCGTACAAAAAAGCTCTTAGTTCCAGAAGCCGGGACGCCAGGAATCATAACACCCTCTGTAAATCTTGATTCGGTTAGCTGGGGAGTATGAAGGCCGTCCAGGGTGTTCAGGGTATAGTCTATCTGAGCAAATCTTCCATTGGGGAAGAGCACACTGTCCCGTTGCACCGGCTGATAGGCTAAAGTTCCAGATAGGGTTCCCCACACAATGTCGGTTATCTGAGGGGCAGTCCCGGGAGACCAAGTACCGCTTACTCCAGCCCCCACTTCCGTGAAGAAACCAACAGATATGGTGGAGAGGGGGTCTATTGCAATATTAACAGAGGAAGTCTCTAAAGTATTCACAGCGAATGTATTCGTATTGGGCAAGTAGGCCATATGCCCAATAAAATGATTCAATATTGGGGTGTCAAGATTTTGACCAAGAGAAGGAACAAACCGAGAATAACCATTTGTAGTTGTCTTAATAGGAATGCCGATATCTATAGGCCCAGAGCGCACAACTTGAACAGTAAAAATATTGCTGGAATTGGGAACGAAACTAAGAGCAAAATACATAGGAGCGCTGGTAACAGGACTGGTGGGAGTGTTGTCATTTGTAACGGTATTATTCCATACCAAATAAATCAGGCCATTACCACTATGGAAAGTCATTGCTCGGGGAGGATGAGAAGAGGAGCTGAAAGTTAGCCCAGGGATACCGTTTATAACATGAGTATCTACCTGAGTGATGGTTGCATTCGAGTTGAGTTTAAAGATGTAAATCTTTTGACCAACAGCATTATTGATAGTGAGGAAGTAGAAATACGTACCGTCAAAGACTACAGAAGTGGACAACTTTAGCATGTCGCTACCACCGTCCAAAGGAATCTGATTCTGCTGGAAAACGAGACGTTTGAAGTTACCGGAATAATCCGTAACTATTCCATAGAAGGCATTTGCTCCCTTAAAGAAAGAAGCCTGGTTTGTTATTATATAAAGTTCCTGATTATTACGATCTATAACCAAGCCTATAGGGCTTAAAGCTATAGGAGTACTAGGAAAGTTTGCGTTATTATAAGTATAGCCTATGTTTTGGACATTAAAGATACGAGTAGTATTACCACTAGTCGGAACACCGACCACGTTAATAACTGGACTTACTGTATCAGGAGTAGTGCCGCTGCAAATAGAAGCTAATACCCAGTATTCCTGAGTATCTATGTTATAGACGGAGGCTGCTGGAAGTTGCTGCTGTATGACACCAACTAGGATCTGGTTTACTTGGTTAAGATGAAAAACAGTTAGATTGGGAATAGCATCATTATATCTAAACCTGTTTCCAGTGAAGGTACCTTCCAATGTTGTAGCACTTGAGGCGACGGGCGGGGTGTTACTGGCCCGAGCATTAAACAACTCAAAGGGCTGGCTGAGATCTGTAGTAACTTCCGTATTCTGGGGCTCATTAGATGTAAAAATAGCCGAGGCCAGTTCTACGGCGTCTCCCAAATCAAATACCGGGGTAGTATACCGACCGGAAGAAGAAAAGTTTAAAGGAAGACTTAGATAGTCTATAGCATAGTAATTGTTATTCTGTGTCCAGGTTACCAGAGAAAGGTTCGGAGGATCCGCCGGATTATAATTACTATTAGACACGTATCCTGCATTGGCAAGGGTGCTAAAGGCCAGACCAAAGGAAGGACTAAAGTTTCCCAGAGTAAATCCAATAGCATCTCCAGAAGCAGCAGGCCAAAATACAGGAACTTCAAAATAAGGACTGTCACTGTTATTCACACTTCCATTATTAGAGAAAATTTTGTTCAACAGAAAGCTTTGCTTTACTGTAACACTGCCCTGGGCAGGGAAATTGGGTCCTAAAGTCAGGAGAAGGATTTCAGAGCTAGTCGGGCCTGCGGCAACGCTAATAAGAGAGGCGAACTTAACCAGAGTAATCACACAAGGCTCCGTAATCCTATTGGCATAGTTCATGTAGACTACATTTCCAGTGGTCGCGCTTTGATTTAGAGTTGTAACCTCATTATAGACTATCATTTGTGGGGTAGCAGCGTTTACGGGCACGCCTGCAAGGGCTACTCTGCCGTTATCAAAATTTCCCACCTGAATACCAAAAAACTCTACCAAATGTCCCGCAGTAAATCCGCTGGCAGCCACGAAGGGGACTATGCTAAGCCCGGAGATTATACCAGACCAAGTAGGTGCGGCAGCCACGTTAAAGGTATACGTTTTGATTTGCCCGTTGTAGGGAAAAGACACATTGGGAGCTAGAGAGTTAGCACTCGTGAATGCAAGGGAGGTGTTATTCATCCAAAATAAAGTAGGCCCTGTATAGCCGCCGCTTATCGTAGCAGTACGGAGAGTAACTTGGACTTGAGAACAATCCGGGGCGATGATAGCTACTCCAGAAATGGTGGTTTGGAATGTACAAGTACCAGAAAGAGCTACTCCATTTAGGGTCCCGTTGCTAACCGAGACGTTGGTCAGTCCCGTGGTTGTCCAATTATTAAATTGTCCAGGCTGGACGAAGTTAGTAGAATAGGAGATAGAAGGAACAAACCGCGTATTGGTAAATACGCCCTTAGTCCAGGGAGTATTCAAAGGCTGCTCTGATTGAGAAGTTATCCTGCCTACCCAAGGGCCGTTGGGGGAAGCGGAAATTTCTAACTCATTGTCTGCAGGGCCGAAGGTACGGTCTACGAAAACTCCAGCACTTACGGCCTGATTGGAGGGATTAAAGAGAGGAACTTCGGTAACCGTTCTAGAGGGCTGTCCTAACGGAGAATCTATAATGTTCACTTGTGTAAGAGATCCGGTTGTTCCGAACTCTACTTTAGTATCATCACTAACGGCAACGAATTCGCTTACGATTGTGCCAGAAGTAGCGGTATGTTGAAGCCTAATAAAACGAGGCGCCCCAGAAGTGGTTGGCAATGGCGGAGAAGCCGTATAGAAAGACCCAGCACTAGTTACCGTTATTGGAGTATAAACTACGTTATCCTGACTCAATTGAATGGAAATGTTCGAAGCAGATGCCTCGCTAGAATAATACTGGAAACTAAGAATACTCCACCGAGCTCCTAAGTCAAAGTCCAGGGCAATAAACGTGCCAGAAGCAATAGTAACAGCGGGCGTTATTAAATCTCCATCCACAAGAAAGTTCATCTGGGCAACAGAAACCGTTTGGGTTCCAGAAATAGTTCCAGACGCATTCAAAGTATTGGCTATAAAACCTTCTCTAAAAAGATTTCGTTGAACCATTTCCGTCCTTTATGAACATTGTGGTACTTTCCACCGAACAAGAAGGGAGGCATCGCGGCTCTCCCTACCGGTTAGTCCCTTAGGAATATTCGTCCTAACATATATAGTTGCGGATTTTCCATTGAGTATTCCTCTCTGTACAAGGGGGAGATTAGTAGAACCGATATTATAGAAATTAACATTATCAAGAGAGACTTGAATCAGCTGCGAGGGTTGTATCAACTGATTCTGGGTTAAATTTGGACTAAGCCTATCACTGAAATCAGTTTTAGGATAGTTGTAAATCTTGATGTTTTCCAGAAGAGCCCAACAAGATTGGGTATTAGTCAAGGGCTGAGTTCCCACAGGAGTAAAAGTGGTCACCGAGGAGTTCAAAGGAGGTGCTGAAATACGCTGTCCAGCCTCACCGCCAATCAGTACGGTACTACCACCCTCTCTTATTCCCGTCCAGGGAGCGGGGCTTCCGAACACTGGCAACCCATTAACATACATAGCCAAAGTCGCATTCAAATTCCCGACACCGCCGGAAGAGTCCCAGGCCAAAGCGAAGTGGAAGGTATCAAATCTGTTGAAAGGGTATAGAGTGACATCACTTGCAAACTGTAAAGATTGTGTTCCATCATTAATGATAGCGACAAAACCTTCTGAAGGCCTATAGATTAGGCTAAGGAAAGTATTGTCCGGCCTAATGACTCGGAAGAAACAAGGAACTATAGATCGGGTAGGAGTAAGCTGTGCGGCAGAATCCCAATCCGGCTGTACCCAAAATTCTATGGTTCCGGCTGCCAGATCTATACCTTCGGAATAGAGAGTGAATAGTTCATCATTATTTAGATATAGAGAGGAAGCGAAGTGGCAAGTATCGGAGAAGTTGTTCCTAACAAATTCTATATCATCCAGGCTTATAATAAGCGGAGAAGCTCCTCCTAATCCACGGAACTCTATCTGGAAAAATCTTATCCCTGGAGCTTCTACTGTACGAGTAGATATGCTACCATCAACCGCCGTTGTAAACGTAGTAGTCCCGGTAATAAAATCTACCCGGCTAAACCCGGTATTGGGATTATATTGCGGCCCGGGCTGGAAAGGAATCGGAGATTTATTCGCCGCTTTAGAGAACTGGAAGAGATATTGGTTCCAGCCATTTTTTAGGGTTACACTACTCAGATTCCAGGAATAGAAGATTTGAGAACTATTGCCTATGGAAATACTGCCAAAGGACGTGTCCATAAGAGAAGTATCATTGATGTTCATCCAAATACTAAAGAAGTCTCTTTCAGAGAAATTAACGTCATTACCAGCATTCATTCCAGCTAAAGATACTATGGCCTTGGCGTGAGAGTTAGCGGCATAGGTTATCTGGGTACTGTGTTGATTGATGCCGCCAGGGTGTCTGTCTTGTATACCCGTTACCGTAACCAGCGGCACTGACTGAAAACTCTGTTCTATTAGTAACACTTCACTTACTTGAACAGAGTTAGCGCCTTCAAACTGTGCTTGTACTTGATTTATCTGGAAAATGAAAGTATCGGAAGTTACTGGAGGGGCACCAGGTACGCCGCCCAATGTTCCGCTGAAGCTGGTTCCTACATAGTTTGAGGCACTTAGAACTTGTACAGGACTACCATTTATGAGGGCGGAAAGAATGAAGGTAGAAGGCGCATTAGTGCTAAGCTGGCCACTTTGTTTGCCCAGATTAGGATCCACTTCCCATACAAATTTTGTAATCGGAGCCGGAGCCGGTAGATGAATGGTTACTGTTTCGGTAAAGCTGGGAGATTGCCAATAGGTGGAAATGTTATTATCATTTATGTTAGTAATTGGCTGCCCAGGAGAAGCATTAAGAGAAGTTACAGTCGCGAACTCTGCATGATTGATGTCTATTTCACCTTGAATGGAAGCAGATGCTAGAGAGTTCGCATAGATTACTATCTGCCCAACTCGCGTTTGAGGACCGGATATGCCCGTTGGTATATTGGTACCCTGCGGCAAAGAGGATTGGGTGCTAGAATCGTCCGGAAATACGCTGTTGTTTATGACGATCCTGATACCCTGAGTAAATACTGGAGTTGCAAAGACATACCTAAAACCATTACCGTTCTGCCAAGTGTTGACGTTGGTAAAATTGGCCTCAGCAATATTCTGCCAACTACTATCCAGAGTTGGATCAACAGAACCAGTTATGAAAGATTGTATTTGGAAAGTAGTGGGATAGAATAGAGCGCTATATCCCAGAATAAATACAGCTGCTACTTCTTGAGTAGTTATAGCGCCACGATAGGGATCTCGGAAGATGCGCCAAATGTTGTGCGGGAAGGCCAAGGCCTGAGACTGCTGACCAGCGAACAGGCTTCTTGCACTAACCCCCCAGTAGTTTGATTGAGACTGCTGGAACTGTCCGTCAAAGGCATTTACAGCCGGGCCTATATTTTCCGAATTAGCCCCAAAATCCACTCCGTCCCTATAACTATACGGCAGTCCTATCGTAGAGACAACCGTAGAAATGTCTTGTAGAGCAGAAATTTGGGTCGTAAACCAGTTGGCGTTGTCTGTAGGGATAGGAAGAGGAACTCCGCTGGTAAGAGGAGCAAAGCTAACGTTACTCAGCAGCTGTCCAGGAGTTCTAAAGTTAAATGTCTTAGGACCAGATGCGGCGCTTTGAAGCAGATTAGCAGTGCCTTTTACGGCTGCCCAGCGAATAGAATTTACAGGCACCCCGGCGCCGAACGCAGAAAAGGATACTTGCTCGGGACGAGAAATACCATTGGAGGTGTTAGAGGCATAGGAGAAATAGTTCTCCGAGTTAGCCAGCCAATACCTCTTATCCGTTGGAGTAGTCGCACTAGACCCAGCGTCAACTACATGGTTATTTTGAGGGACATTGGTATCATTGTTTATATAATAGCTGTTGCCAAAGTCCATTGCTATTACAGGATAGTCAGAATAGTAAATAAAAGTTGTGGGGTCGTTATCCGATAAAACTTTACCGAGATTAACCCAGGTAGAATTGTACCCTTCTACTGGGAATTGAGATACGGTTATATCTGGATAAATTCGAGACTGTGTTAGTATAGCCTGGGGTAAAGTATTGACCGTTCCGCTGGAGACTTGGAAAATAGAATATTCCATCTCATTCACAGCCGTAGAAGGAAAGCGTATCCATCGAGCAAATGACGAGGTTGTATTACCCCATGAAACAGCATTCGGATTGGAGGTGCTGCTACTACTGTAGACTGCTGCGGTTGCCGACCATTCTGTTTGATCCGGAGTCGTGGCTATGAGTTCAAAAAGAACAGGATCCGTGGTTATAGCAAAATGTCTACCAAGATCTATGGCCGCGTAGGTCTGTGTTATACTCGTCTGGTCTGCTTCCCGAACATTATCTATGGGGACAGAGGAGTTTCCCAATGACTCCAAAGCATGAACCATAGAAGCGCCTAGTCCATAGTTAGAGTTGAAAGTGTTACTAAATGTTGGAGGACAGCCAGTTCCGCTGACCATTGCCGGACCATTACCAGCGTAAATACTATTGAGCTCTGCGGAATCGCAGTTCAAAGTAAACATCAGGCGAAAGCCCGTGGTTATAACAGGGGCATCGAAAAGGAAAGTAAGTATCCTCATTATTGGAATATGGGTTGGATCCAAAGAATGGAACTGGGTTGGATCTGTAAAGCTGGGCAATGAGGAGTAATGTTTAGTAGTCTGAAAATGATTGGGATTATTTAGGTCTGGAGTAACTCCTAAATCAGACTGTCTTCTCAGAGTATCTATATGAAAGTTGAATGGGTAGGAGGGAGCACTGATGTTAACTCCCATAGAAAAAGCTACCCGAACACCCACAATAGTCTTTTCCCCGGCCCAGGCCGCACCCAAAATGCCAGGATCTGTCGGAGTCATGGCACGGAAAGATTGTATTACTTGTGTTCTACTGAAACTCAGAGCATTGGAAAATCCACGGACTTGCCCCCCTCCCGGCCCGCTGGTAAAAAATTGGCTTGTATTGAAGGGCTGCCACCAATGGGTGGATCCTGTTATGGTTGTAAAGACAGTCACCGGAGAATAAGAGCTGTCTACAAAGTCTCCGGAGCCAGTTCTCCAACTCTTGTACCACTTTCTACTTGATCCTGGAAAACTTAGAGTTAAAGAAAAAGCATCAAAGAGAGCACCTTGTCTTCTCGGAAAGCTTCCCGTTCGGAATGAAAGGCTATTAACAAAGATGTGAATGTTGATGACCCGGGTTGTTTGCTTCAACGTAAATGTAGTCGTAAAGGAATTCTGGTCTGCGGGAGGAGGAGAAATTGACGAGGGTTGGAGAGAGAAGAAATGAGCAGCATCCTGAGCAGGGGAGGATAGGCCTGAAACAGTAGGCGCTTCTGTTACAAATAAGTTCGGAGTGCCGGTAGAACTATCTATATAGATAAATGGGAAAGTAAGGATACAAGTAACTCCACCATTAGAAATATTAGAAGCATAGGAGGTTAGATCTATCGTCTGTTGAAAGTCAAAAATAGCAGATACGCTATTACCTATTTGGTGAGGATCGAGTTCGTCCACGTAGAATCCCAAAACAAAATTTCCCCGTTGAAACGAAAATACGTTCGAATAATTGGCCAAAGAAATCACGCCCGGAACCTGGAAGGGCAGAGTTCCAGATTGGGTTATATTCAAGATCCAAGGAGCGGGAGTTCCGGTTTCAAAGCCTGGATTTTGTATTAGATTTGGAGTGGTTACTGTAGAGTTGAATCCAGACAAATCCAATAGGCCATAAGAGGTAGCATTAATAGCTACGTTAGACATCTCTTGGAGAATCTTATTAGGAGTGAAATCTATCTTGCCTGGTGGACCAAAATCCGGATCTATAATCCCAGAGGCAGTATGTAATTTATTAAAGTACAAAAGTTGCCTAGCACTAGTGGCATCTGCGCCTATGTCCACAAATAAATCTGAAGTCTGTCCAGTCGTATTGGTAACAACGATGGGAGTAGCGGCACCTACGGTTCCCTCACGAGCGTCGTCTATGGTAGCAGATAATAATCTACCTTTAGGCCCGAAAGCGGTGGTTCCCTGTTCGAAGCTGACCGCCAACTCAGTTATTTCTAGGTTTATTGTCGGCCTAAACAGTATCCGTAGAAAGCGAGGAGAGTTTCCTATCTGATATTGTACTTCTCCATTCGCGGAAGACAGAAGCTTGGCCGTAGTAAAGGTTTGTCCGTCTGCCGAGAATAATATCTGAGCATTATCTCCTATAGCCTCACTAGCAGAGGAAAGAGCAAAGATCTGAAACTCTGAAATCTTAGTGCTCCAATGGAAAGGACAAAACCATTGAAAACCTGTAGTCCGGATGGGAGTAAAATTCCACTCAAATCGGGTCCATTGAAAATCTATAAAAATGGTCTGATCCAAGATATTATTAACTACATTCACATGTCCTGTAACTGGGGCAATGGTTTGTACTTGGCCATCAGCGACAGTAGTTAGATTAACCGGATTGTTTAGGAGAATCGTTGAAGTGCTCGATGATTTGATAGTTAAATAATTATAGTTGGTAATGATAAGCTTATCTATTTTTACCGAAGAAATACTACTAGCAGGAATTAGATTGAAACCTGAGCTAGACCCATTACCATTATTCCCGGGTATGGGATATTCTATCTGCCAGGATCGCTGATTTTTCTTCTCCTTGAAATATATTACCGCCTTGCCGATAGGCTTGTCTAACCGGGGGGTGGAAGAGTTAAAAAAACAGGTGATAGTAAGAGGGTCATGTATAAAATTGTAGACCATTGGATTTCTATTTTGATATTCATAAACATTCATGAACTCGCCGTCGCCATTGACATAGAAATAAGTGGCTCCTGCTACTGTAGCACCGCCTTGTCCAGTAGAACCTCCAGGAGTTCCTGGGCTACCAAACGAACTTATTCCGTTGTCCGCATAGAGAACATTATCATTGAGAGCCTGTAAATTGAAAGGAAGATTATTTCTACTATCACATTGTCTTAATCCCGTACTCACGTTTATGACGTAGCAGATGATGTGAGTGCCGGGAATAGTTGCGCTGAAAGACGCGGAGGCAGACGTAGCCACGTTATATTCCAAATCATTGATAGCCTCATTGCCGAAAATACCTATGGAATCAACATTTAGCCTACGCCCAAGGTCTATGTCCAAAACGGCAATCTTTTTAGTATCATCTCCCCGTGCATAAATGGGAAGTCCCGATTCTCCGGCTCCGGAAGGGGGCGGTGGGGTAAAAGTTCCTTCTGCATCTCCAGGTATTAGGTAATAAAGGGCATCTACCCGTTGAGTTGAGTTTAAGCCAACATTCAGCTGTCCATTGAAAAGTCCTAGTAGGTCTCCTCTACGGACTCTAATATTCTGGCCTGAAACATCTGTTACGAATGGGCCAGGACTAATGGTTAGAACTAGACCATTATTAGGATTAGGTACAATGGTTGTTTGTCCTATAACTCCTTCCGCGATCAGAGTTAGGTTTCCATTCAAACTGGGCCTGAAAATCTTCCATTTACTGTTTCCAGTAGTATCCATGACTCCATTAGTAGCAATCTTTGTAATAATACCGTCATCTGTAAACGGATGATTGACATCTATTACAGTGTTTCCGCGAAAATCAAAATAGCCCGCAACTTGGATAGTCTGTCCCTGAAATCCTGTACCCGTTGTTTCAGCTAGAATAGTGGTACTTAGCTGCTGATCTGTTATAGCATAATCTTCTCTTCCGCCTTCTACCACAAACTGTTGAGGATTCAGACTGAAGGCTTGTAGAGACGTATCGTTATCGAATAGAGCCAGAATTTCTAAGGTGGTGGGTTTATAGGTAGATAGAGGAACATAGCTCGGATCTGGATCTGTGCCAACTACAGAAGTTCCTATAAAAGCGCCATTACCTGCGGTCAATCCCAAAATAGGAGCTGCGGACGCCGGGCTGTTCTGTACTTGAACGGTAGAATCGCTTGCAAAGGTTCCTGATTGTATATGAAGTAGGTTAGTTACAGGGTCTATAGAAGCGAAGGCTCTGACATAACCGCCAAGAGCAATTTTTCCTAACTGAAACGAAATGTCTCTGGCGATAGTTTGCGGACTGCCTGTTTGGGCAGTAAGGACTATCTGGACAAAACCATAGTTATTTATGTTGATGAGAAGCTTATCGTTGAAATCTTTCTGAATAGTTATCTGGTTGGTGAGAGGCAGTCCTCCTGTTACAGAGCCAGGGGATCCTGCCAAAGAATTGGAAAAAGAGAAAGAGAAGTTGGTACTACCTATATCGAAATAGGAAAGAAAGAACTCATCATTTCTCGCTCCGTCTTCGCCCGGAAAGAGCTGAACGTTATTTACCAGGCCAACCCATTGCGGGTTCTGTCCCACATTAATCTCATAAATATGCCACTTACCATCAGGTATAAGAGTAAAAGTTTGGGACTTAGTATCGTCGAAAAAGGAATCTGCTTGTGTGATCCATCTAACTTTGCCGAAGGAAGTTGTATTGGTATTCCGAGGATGTTTATCATACTTCATTCGGAAAGAAATGAGATTATTGCTTAGAGTATCTATAGGCGCAAAGTTAGAAGCTGGGCCAATAGAAGACCCTGAGGCAGTGAGTTTGGTTCCAAATAGAAATCCTCCCCAAGCACCCACAATGTCCATGTTGAAAAAACTAGTCCAGCCTTGAAGGTTCAGATTTTGATCCCAAATGGTAGAGTAGGCTTTTCCCGGAGGTTGCCTGGGCGCTACTGATGGCCTAACCAGCGCCTCGGAGAGGATACTATAGGTCATTATCTCCTACCATAACGTTTGAAAACTTCTTCTTTGGCCGCAGCCCTAGCAGCTTCAAACTGTTCGTTCTTCTTTACTATTGCGTCTAGGCGAGCAGCATGCTCACGAGACTTGTTCGATAAATACTCTCTTGTCCGCCTTTCTACATCTCGATAGGTATATATAAACTTAGCATTACAGGCCTTGCAGTGATAGACCAAATAGTCCCAGATAATGGTGGCCTGATTTATGGCAATAACCTTGCGCCCTTCGTTGGAGTAGGCCTGTAGCGTTCCTTGGAAGTCTATATCTAGCCGGCGCGGCTCCCCACATTTTTCACAAAATAGGAAACTTAGATAGGGCATAACTCAATCCTTTCTCTAACTTGATTTATTTACAAGGTAAAAAGTACCACTGGGGTCTTTGCGGAAGCCCGCATTTACTAACGTATTAGGATCTATATTATTGAAAGAAGCTGCGGGTATCGCTACATTCTGCCCAGTCGCTCCTCCAGTTGCCCCTGCCTGGAAGGAGGGGTCAGGGGAGTACATAGTAGATCCGAAAATCCTACCAAATCCACTTGGCAGCTCATCCCAGAACTTAGCAGGAGATACTACCTGTAGATTATCATGGAAATGAGCAAACTCATACTCGAAAATCATCTGGAAGGGCCCTCCAAGACGACAGATTTGGAAGTCTGGATCAAAGTTCCAAGTCCACCCATGTCCTGGAGGATTCCATGTATTTCTTACCGGAATAGTGCCATAAACTAACTGTCCTTGAGTGGTACTCACCTGGCCTACAGGACGAACAGTCGAGGTCATAGTTAGTGCCCAGGAAGGAGTTCCCTCTCCAAGAAAAGTCAAAAAGTCCTGCTCATCAAAGGGTACGAAACTTGTAAAGCCATAAGTTCCGTTCATTAAATCTCGAGCAGTATCGTACTCTTGTTCCTGAAGCTTTTCAAGGCTCTTTACATCTGTAGACGCGAGTGGAGGCTGATTATCTTGTATTTCTGCTGTCCAGCTGTAAGCCCGGAACCTGTTTCCGCCTTTATTACTAGAACTATCCGTAGTTCTCCAATAAGCAGTAGCACTATCCATCGCAGCTAAGAACCTCTCCGGATTTTCCCCGGCGGGAGGTGCGCTAGTAGAGGTATAGTACTTTCTATCCGGAATAAAAATCGTTTCAATTAGCGTTTCATTGGAGGCAACAGCATCTACCTGAAGCTGAATAGAAATGATGCCCATAGAATAATTGGGATCTCTATTATCAAATATAATGTGGAACTCCTGGCCGAATTGACCCCAGAAAGGAGTATTGGTGTAGGCGGGAAAAATGCTAGAGCGGAAAATGGCTCGTCCTTGATTTAGAACATCGGTTGAATAAGTAGCAGACGAGATACCCAAATCTAAACCAGTTGCAACCTCAATACTATCTCCTACTATTCTGGCCCGTCTGGCCGTATGAAGTGTACCTACTCTATTTACTGGATCAACTATACCTAAATGGAATTTAGGCACCTGCATTCCCTTACCAGCAGCAAAAGAGATGGTCAGGCTGGTTATTTTAACATAGGTATCAAAAAGCAGATCCATTACTATGGTTTCTGCTTCACCATTAGAGAAGCCCGCCTGCACTCCTTGAGCTTCTGGTAAAGCAGGAATACCATTATTCTGAAGCTTAGGATCTCCGGCAAATAAGATTCCGTTTACTACTATAGGTTTAGGACCGGCCCCATTATTATCTGTGGTTCTTACAGCCTGTGCCAGCACAGGAGAAGGGAAAAAAGCCGCCACATCAAAAGCAACATTACCTATCTCCAGGTCAGTGGGAGAAAAGGCCACTGTAAAAACCTGTCCCTCTGAGAAACTACGATACGAGTCTGATAGAACTTCAAAACCTCCCAAACTCCCATCCAAGCCGCCTACAGAGTTTGGAAAAGCAGTCCCATGAGGTATGCGGCTCCATGCATAAACAAAGCTTGCCCGCGAGTCAAAAACAGGATTAATTGATACAGTGGGAAGAAAGTCAAATCCTACTTCAAAGAAAATACCACGGATGTAGTATTCACAAATACAGCAGGGCTGAGCAGTTACAGTTCTATTTGGAAAATCGGAGGCTATTGGCGGACTAAGGCTCGTTGTGGAGTATAAAGCAACGAAACCGGGAGAAGGAGCTCTCTGATCCAGATGAGTAAATCTAGAAGGAAGCTTATTACTATTTTGAAGACTCGGATCATTTATGTTTAGAATACAAGAACAGGTAGAGGCTAGGCCAAGATTGTCAGTACGTGTTCCATCAGCACAGGGGAAAGGCCCGTCTCCCAGGGATAAAGAAGTATCATAAACAGTATTAGAAGTTGACAAAGGCCGTAGTAGCTGATTTTTGAAGTCTATAAGTATTTGTCGAGGGGGCCCGCCCCCAAGAGCGATGGTAGCATTTGTAGCCACATTACCACTAGAATCATAAGTAGGGCCAGTAATGGTAAGGTTATAATTGCCTTCCGGCGGACGGAGGTTGACTTCTAGCACCCTATTATCCAGGACATAATCTGGTAATGCCAAGCGGATACCTTTCAAAACAGGAGTTCCGTTGACTCCACGAGTAATGGGCTTATCCCTTTCTCTCCATGCCCACATAGTGGTTATAGGCCCAGTATCAACTCCCTCCATAAGGGGGGCAGACCTTTGTTCTGGTTCTACGCCCAAAGAAGCATCTGGTAAGAACTGTTGCCAATACGGAGTATATGGATACTCTATAGCCGCTCCATTACGAATAGCGACCAGCGCTTTATGCGTAAAACGACGACTCCTATTAGGGGTTTCTGCAATGGGCCCCGCAGGGTTAAGGGTAGCAATGAGCCTATAATGCTGAGGCTCCATATCTTCGCTAAGGATATCCTGATTAGATCCAATGTCATCTCTTAAGGGGAACATCGGCATCCAGCGGAAGGCTACCTGACTTCCTCCCTGACCTCCAAGGTAATCACCCCGCTTCTCTGTTACTTCGAATACCATGCGATCTCTACCGAAGTTACCAAAAGGAGGAACTGTCCAGTTGGAGTCTACATACCAGAAAGGATCTACTACTCCTCTTTTTCTAGCATATCCAGCAAAAATTGGGCCATTTCCGGCTGTTACTGTATTGCCATAAGTAAAGGCAGCGGAACAGTTATTTAAGTCTGGGTGCGTGTCCAAAATTTCAGGAGTGCTGCTATCAGGACCCCGATAGGCTTCCAGAACTCTTGGTTCTAGTAGACCAAAAGAGCCTCCTGCAGCAGCAGCCGCCTGACTGGATAAAAATGCACTATTTATTCCAGGAGCTTGAATTGTTTGATTGATGAGCTCGGTAGAATCTGTTCCGTAAGGGCCACCAGTGATGAAGTTATAACGAGACGGCTCACATAGAGTATATGGGTACCAAAGAGGGCCTCTCTTACGCAGCCACTGGTCTCCAGGACGGCGAACTTGGTTGCTCTTGAAGTTGGGCACAGCTTGGCCTGCACTAGGATAAAAAGCCTTGCCTCCAGGATACAGAACCTTCCCGTTTGGATCTGGATCTCCGAATACAATAACCTCGAATTCACTTAAAAGCGGACCCAAGTCCAGAAATTCATGGTCTCCGCAGTTGGCAACATAGTTACAAGTCTGCTGGCCTAGCACAGTTTGTGAGATTCTGGCTCCCAATGTTAGTTCTGCAGTATTTGTAACAGCTTTGGGAGCCACAGTCAAAGTACCCCCGGAGTCCCCTACAGCCAAGTTTAAGTCTGGGAAGAGAGCATATCTAGTACAAGCCTGGTTCCAAGAATAATAGATCTCTACAGGAATACAAGAGAGATTATAATACTCAACCATTAACCGAGTATACTTCTTACCTATAGGGCGGCCCTCCGAATCAGCCAACACCCATACGTATTCCTGCTGAGCATCCACTATAGGCTTGACCCCAGCCACTCCTCCCGCTGTTAAAGTGCCGTCGTTAGCAAAGTTTATGGCATGAGAATAGGCATGTAGCTTATCCCCGTAGAAGTTGGTGGTTACTACTTCCTGATTCGAGCCCACAAGTGGGCCTGCGGAGACTGGGCCAGCCTCAGACCCATCGGGATTGCAAGTTTGTGCCTGGAGGAAAGTGAACTTTATAGTTATAGTGTCTCGACCTGGCTTGGGTCGACCAAAAGCCTGTGTTACATCTGCGGAAGGACCCAAAACGACAAAGTTAGCAGGCAATCCTCGACCGTCAGCGTTTCTATAAAACTGAACCAAGTTTTTGGTTTCGTTATTGATGGTTAGCGTAGCTGATTCTATGGCCCACTGAGCTAAAGAACTTCCTCGAGACCCACCATTAGTAAGAACGTTTGTAAACGCAACGGGATTGCCCTGCTGATTAGGAAGAGGCATAACACGATTTGCATTAAGATCGCTAATGGGAACCATAATATGGCCACAATCATCAATAAGGTACCACCCATCAGTAAGACTGATCGTTTTTCTATACTGAACTACCTGAGAAGTTACACTGGCCACAAACTGACTGGCTGCATTTGAGAGAACGACTAGGTTAGCAGGCGCATCCGCTATGGTTTGTCCTACAATATCCGAAGGGAGTTTAACTGTGCCCGCACGAAGCCCGCGATCTATAAATCTCCAAGCGTAATATCCATAAGAAAAGTTCACAATCTCAGCGGAAGACCCCGCGGTTTGTAAAGGATTTGCTACAGCCTTCCCAGTAAATGCCGTAAATCCAGCATTGCTGCCTAGAACAGAAGAATTAGAGGTATCGGCTATGGCAAAATCTATACCATTGAACACTGTCTGCGTTATTACAGCATGGAGTAGCCGGTAGTCTACTAGAGTAACATCAAAGATGAGAGAAGTATCGGATAGAAAAACAAAAGCATAGATCTCATTGATTTGATTATAAATGAGACCCACATTGTTTATAGATTGCCAGAACCCAGTCTGGTCTGTACTCACCTGATCAAAGCCTAGGGGAGTCCTCGAATCATTTACACCTTTCTCAGCGTTCAAGGCTTTTATTAACGCTAGCAAGGCAGTTGCTATGTCGGTTCCAGTGAAGTCTGGAGCCCCAGGAACTCCTGGAGTTATACCTGGATTGAGATCTTGCGTCCCATAAAAAGCCTGGTATTTTGCTCTGTTTGATAAAGCAGTATTATTGATAAGGTAAACGGTACTATTGGGAGTAGCTGTACCAAACAGGACGAGAGTATTTCTGCCTTCACTCCAACTTCTAAGAACAAACGGTCCAGGAGCACCTGGAAATTCTGCATTAGAATCCTTATCAAATCGAGGGTGTGTGATTTTTAGCCGGGCGTTAGAAAGAGTTCCTGGTTGAGTTATTATAGTAGGGTACTGCGGAGGCGCCGTCTTAAGATCTAATCCCGGAGAGCCAGGCTGTATCTGTGCCTGAGTTTTCTGCACGGCGAAGGTTGTAAAATCCGAAATCTGGACTTCTTCCATCTGTATAGTCTGGTAGCCATCAAAAGATGTGCCTCTAGCAAAGAGTATCTTAGGCTTATAGAGAATCATATCCTGAATAGCAGGAGTACCGACTACATCTACATAACCCTTAAAGGCCCAGATATAAGGAACGGAAAATCTATTTTCAAATTCTGTAAAAGGGTCGGCAAATCTCGACCAATCATCGGAATAGAAACGAAGTTCCTGAAGTTGTTCGGCATTTATTTGCTGACCCAACTCCATCTTGTCATCTGTAGCAAACTGCCAAGTCGGCCCAGTATAAAACTGGCAAGTGGTGCGAACCCCATTACAGGGCAAGGTTCCATCCGTTGGAGAGTTCCAGACCGCCGCAACATTATTCGGCTGAAAGAAGAACTCGCATTTACTGAAAGCCCCGAATGCTGAAACTTGCAGCTGCCTAGCTAAGACCAAAAGAGCCCCACCAAGTTGGTTTATATTCTGAGCCTCAACGGTACCACCGGCGGCATTAGAAGCATTCGTAGCCTGTGTAGATAGTTGTGTTAGTGTGGCTGCCAGTAGTTGGGCTTGAGTCTGAACATCAGTTCTGTTCGTAGCTGCCTGAACAGCAGCTGTCTGGCTATTGGCATTGGACTGAAGAGATTGAGCCTGAGACAGAGCGGCATCAGCGGCAGAGGCATTGGCGTTAGCTACATCCAACGACGCCTTAGCGGAAGCTATGGAATCCGGATCATTAGACTGTAGCGTTTTATTATAGAAATTCTGTGCCGCGTTAGCAAGATTATGAGCTACCACATCGCCACCATTTATAGCAGCGACTGTGTCAAGAACTAGGGTACTGGAACTCGCGGCTAAAGATTTAGCGCGAGTGATAGAGTTGTCCGTCGTGCCGGCAGAGAAGATTATATTCTCTCCTGGCTTTATTAGTCCTGTTCTAGGCTCTAAATAAAAAGAAGGCTGATCCTGGAACCCTGCTATAACGGAGGTGCCGACAGGGAAGAAGGAGCCAGCCTGGTCAGGGAAAACCGCATTCAATACACGGATTCCAGAAATATTCTGTTCATTTCCATTAGCATCTGTTATTCTTACAGTTTCGGTACCCTGCTTAATCTGAGCGAGATAGAAAGTCCCGGGCACCCCGTCCCCAGCATTCCAGTGGCAACATTTGGCAATTTGTGCCTGAATGTTTCGCACAACAATGTGCATGGGAAGCTGATCCATGAGGGTTGTGTTGATAGCAGCCCCTGTAAATTTCTGCTGAGGATCTTGCAGGGACGCATCTGATAAACCAGTCTGAAACTGTTTTAAGAAGTCAAGAGGGGGAGAGTGGCTAATGGCCAGCCGCATCCCCCCGTACTTGTATTTGGTGCAGGGAAGGCATTTACCTTCTCCATTGCAGTTTCCGGCATTGAAACAGGAAATGTCGCTTATTTTGAAAAAGGTATTGGCAATACAACTCCCGAGCGATGGTACATTTGTAGTAGTAAGGGGAGCAAAATCCTTCTCCTTATCGGTAGTTACATCGGTTCGCCAGAAGGTACATAGACCAACGGCTGCGCCAGTATACTGACCTCCGCTCAGGAACTTCACCATGTATTAGAAACCTCTCCCTTCCCTTGGTTAGAAAGGCTCGTACTCCCATTTCATGGTACCAGTCCTTTCATCTACACGCAGGTAGACTTTCATTTTATTCTCAACATCGTAATACCCTATAGCGCGAGAATCAACACTCATACCTCCTGTTGCCGAATCGTAATAACCCGTTATCATTGGTGCGGTATAATTTACTTTATCTGTTATTTCCCAGAAACGGTCTTCCCATTTAAGAATGAGGCGGGCAATGTTACGCTTATCAGGTAACTGTCCCCAGTGCAGGTCGTCCTCACAAAAGACCTTTCCATCTTTGAACTGAGCAATCCAGCCTCTAGGCATTGTAATGGTTCTGTCGCCAACAAACATGGCTACTCCTTTCTATTTTAAGCAAAGTTGAAATACATTCTGTAGTTAATTGTGCTGTTAGCTCCAGTTTCCGTAGCACCTAGCTGAATGGCCACGAATACGAAGTCGCTAACTAGGCCTCCTAACCAGTTACCTACAGACTGAGAGCTGTCCGCCGAGTTAACGACAGATAGATTCCCCTGGGTCGCAAATAAGTAAGACGGGGGAGTGTTGCTGCTAATATCAGTAGCTACGATTTTGCCAAGACCATTAACGTCAACAAAGAACTCTACTTGGCTATTGGAAGTAGGCCCACCACCAGGGGCATGATTACCAGCACCCTCTGTACCATAATGGAATAAGGTATCATTGTTTCCTTTATTATGGTTTTGGAAGCTTCCATCATTCTGAAGGCTGAACTTGACAACGGACATGGAAATAGCACCGCTGATAAGTTCGAACCAAACCACTTTGACAGGGCTATTAGTAGAAACCGTAACGTTACCGAAGTTTAACTGGGTAACGGGATTGTTGATAGCCCTTGGGCCGCGGCAAGTAATCTGGAATCTTTCTCCCAGATGGAGGGTTCCAGAGTTACTGAAGGCAACTGTTGCTCCGCGGGTTCCTACCTGAGTTCCTGTAGTCTGTGTGGTAACCGGAGAGATACCAAAAGCCTTAGAGGAGTCCTCAGCAGAAGCGGAAGACCAGATGTATCTGGCAGAGCCAACGGCCTTAGGATACCCAGAACCGAATGCAGTAAAGGCATTGATGGTGAAGGTATCTCCATTTCCAAAAACAGCATCGGAGAAGGAAATTCTAACACCAAGGCTGCTTACATCATACCAGTGATTCTTATACAAAAGTTCTATTGGGTTGGCATTAGAGTCCGCAACCGGAGAGCTGACTACCGTAAAGGTGGGAACGAATCCTGTTCCAGCACCCATAACATTACCATTGGCAGTGCTTATAGTAATAGTATAGGTTGTATTCGAAGCGCCTACATAAAGTCCACCGGACTTAGAGGTTCCGTTATAGACGTTTCCTCCTCCACCAGACGTTCCGCTGACTGTTTCTCCCTCGCTTATCTGGATAGTATAGAAATCATCAAACTGTCCACCGAAGGAGCCGGAAGCAGTAAGTACTCCAGTATAGGAAGAACTTGAGAACAACTGAGCAAAGCTCTGACCGGAAGCCTCGGATACAGTATTGAATCCAAGAGTAGTTCTAGCATCTCTCACTCCAGGAGAGGTGACGTGAACCGCGTTGTTACCCGAGTTGCTTCCTAAACGCCCTGAGTTAATAATAAAGGAGTTGGTAGTATTTGGGCCGACTATACCACCGTTTCTCCACTGACATTGTGCGAACTTAAAAGAATCGTCTGCACTAGCATTATTAAGCTTGTAAGTAATATCTCTTGCAACGAAGCGGGGATCTAATCCTGTTCCGGATGCAAGAGTTATTGTAAAAGGCCCGACACCATTTATCTGGACTGCTAACTGATCGTTAGAGTTGCTGACAATGGTAAACCGATCGTTTCCAGTAGGCCCAAACCCGGTACCGCGACTATATCCACGACTGCCTTGGGCGACGGTCTGGGGAGAGTCAGTATTTGTTCCGGTAAGGAAAGTTTGGGAGGTAACCGAAAACTCTACGAACTGGCTGACAGCTACCATTAGGGTTTTCCTCCTTAAAAATTCTTAACTTGTTTTCGATTGAATAGTAAATACTCTTACAAATGTTAGCTGATTTCCTGCTAAATCGGCTACATCTATTTCTAACGTAATCGTCTTGCCGTACTCAAAGAAGGGGTTATCACTTCCTACAACCGCTAGGAGATCCGCCGTCGTGATGTTAGAAACTATCATGGCCGGCAGATCAGCCTTGGGCTGATCCTTAATAATCCACCGAGTAAAGAGAGAGGCCTCGGCTGCCTGCTGAGCGAAATTATCCACATCCGTCAAAACTTGTATGTTAGAAAGGAAGGGAAACGTTACTTCATAGTTACCGAAATTCCTATTGTACCAGTTTACCTTATAGCCTGGATGAAGAACGAAAGTTTGTTCTTTTATAACAGGGTATGTTCCAGGGAAGTTATTGACTGCATGAATAAAGATACTTAGATCTTGCTGGAAGTTGACCACTGGTTGGGCTGGAATAGTAAATTGAATACCGTTTGTTATTGGAGCAATAGCCAATCCAGGCGGAGCCCCTCCATTTAGAGTTACGAATGTAGCTCCAGTATTTACCCCATAGGTAGCATCGGTCACGGTTCCACTTATGAGGGTGCCGCTTGTAATAGGAACAGTCTGTCCTGCGGTCATAAAGAAGTTTATGAAGAGAGTATCGGAGGCAAAGATTGTGAATGTATAAGTAAGCGGAGTCGCTACGTTTCCAGCCAAATCGGAAGCGCCAAGAGTTCCGGTTACGGTAGAGCCCAGCCGGAAGGGAATGTTTGGCAGGTAGCTATAGATATAATTGACCGGGGAGACCACCGTTCGGGTAAGAGTTCCCGCAGTAACATTAGAATCTCCATTTACAACCAGGGCATTGTTGATGGTTAATTTGACTGTAGTTGGATCTACACCACGAGCATCGTCTGTTACTGTCCAATTTAGGGCGGTGTTCGGGGATACATTGGTCTCAAGGTTTATAGGATCGGTCGGAGTTAGGACTGGAGGCAATGCATCTGCGCTACCGCTGATAGTACCAGAAATGTTGGCATAGCCTTGAATCTTGAATTGATACTGGCCCATGAACTGGTTGCCAACGGAATCTTGCGCGTTTCCACTGACAGTTACGAGGTCTCCTTGCGGGAACAGGGCTCCTCGAGTAAAGATATACTCTACATCGCTAGGAGTGAGTACGATTTTCTGGATGGTCGGCCATGTAAATCCGGTAGTAGGAGAGCCCGCCGTCACAACTTGAGTACCGTCTATAAAAATACTTATTGTGCCCTGATTTAGAGAAGAGCTCAAATCCTTAACGTGCAGGGAAACTTGAGTATTTGGATTATTATAAGTCGTTCCAGAGGCGGGCACAGTCTGATCAAGGAACGGAGGGGTCTGATCTATTACGGTAATATTAGCCGAACCAGAGATAGTGAAGGGAAGGGTTCCGCTTATCGCAGGTAGCGCTGTAAGAATGTCTGCATTGCTACTAGTTCTTCTAAGTTCTATAGTTGTTTGATTGAGAGTCATCTGGAATTCGTCCAGAAGAATGCCGAAACGAGAAGCGGGTTGTAATCCTTGAATTACGTTGATACTGAAACTATTAAAGTTGAAAACAGCCTGTTTAGCATCCGATGGAAAATGTCGAGCATAGGTATTAAATACATTAACAGTTGGGGCAGGTAAAGTGAAAGTATCTGTGGGATTTATAACTATGCCAGAGCCTAGCGGAGAAGGATCCACGCCACCTGAGAATCTGTAGAGAATCTCATACTGGGGCGAGCCATTCATAAGGAATTGGAAATCTACTACAAGCTGGCCTGCTCCTGTGCCAAGCGAGGTATTTGGGGCGAAGGAGAAGCTCAGCCCATTGAGCTGGGAAGAAGAATAAACCTGACCAGTGCGGGTATTTTGAATAAGCTGCAAGACTCCAGTATTCTGCTCTTTGTCCATCCAGGCCATGAAGTTGCCATCTACTGGAGAAACAGGTTGCCCGTCGTTGAAGCCAACTCCGAGAGGTTGAGAAGAAACTATTTGAACATTGTCTCCGTCAGTAGAAGTAACTTTCCACCCGGCCAGTCCTTGCTCGAAGCTGGGGTTAATGACCAGATTTATGGGATCAGGTATGTTATTAGGCACATCTCCCTTGGCAGTTACGATTGAAGTATAACTCTTTATATGGTTAGTAAATCTGTAAGAAGCAATGGTGGCTGTGCTGAAGACGAGAAACTTTGCTACCTCATGAAGGTCTTTCTGAGTATTTACATCCAGCTCGCTGGGTGTATGGAAATATGGAGATCTGTCGAAGAAATGTTCTATCGTTCCGGTTGTTCCGACAACTCCAAATAGGCTGGTATTTCCAGAGAACTTGTTAAGAGAGATATTTAGATTCTTGCTTCCCGAAACAGTAGCTGTACTCCGTTCGAGAATGTTAGTGCTTCCCCGAGCCCCAGAAAAAGTGGCTATATTGGCAAATAGACTAAAGAAAGGAAGGGGAGTTTTAATCCCCGTAGAGTTCTGTGCTCCCGGAATGGCTATTACAGTGCCCTGCGTTGTGGGTTTACCGCCCTGCAGCTGAAATGTTAGTCCACTAATCCCAGAGGCTTGAACTATAGTTGTTTGTGAACTTATAGTAGGCACACATACTTACCTTTAGGCTGCATCTGCGGATTTGGATTTTTCTTCTCTCATTTTCATAATAATACGTTACGCTGTGACCGTTGCCGTCACAGTTGAAACGCCCACGGTATTACCTACGGTAAATGTAGTTGCGGCTCTACCGCTTCCGTTGGTTGTACTGGATGCGGGAGTTACCGCACCATCTCCTGCGGTTACTGCAAAGGTAACTGTCTTTCCTGCCAATATTTGACCCCAGGCATTAATGACGTCAGCATTTACAGCGGTCTGTTGGGCGGTTCCAGCAGGCAGAGTCACGGTTTGGGCGTTGACCGCCATAAACGCAGAGATTGTATCATTCAAGTTCCAAGAGCGTAGATTATTTCCAGCATCAATATAGTAAAGAGTATTGAAGTCATTCTGGTCGTAAAATACTTTGTATGCGTTGACAGCGTAATCACTAATGTTCAGCAGAGCCTGTTTCGTATTTGTAGTATTCTGAAGTGTATCTTTATTGATAGTCTTGAGGTGCGGAATGTTTAGAACACTATCAAACTCTAAGTAAGTCAAGAACGGAATTCCGTTAGAGGAAGTTGTCCAGTTAAAACTGCTTGTACCATCCTTATTTATCTGAGCTATGGTGGTTGTGGTAGCACTACTGCCCGTCTCAAAGCCCAGAGAAACGTTATTAGGATAGGTATAGAGAGTGTTAAAATACTTGATGTAAATGAAGCCTCCACCCGAACCAGAGGAAGTAGCCGCCACCTGCACTCGTCCGCCCAAGAAGCTATCATACGTTAAAGTCGGGTCTCCTATTACGTCAAAAGCTGAAATGAGAGGAGGGGCGATGACATTCCCATTAACATCTACTCTCTCAACAGTAAACACTGCCACGTTCTGGAAAATTCCACTTCCCGTAACAACATTCAAAGTATCTGCTTGGATGTTGACCGAGCCATCGGTGTGTCCAAAAATCTCTATACTCATCGGAGTTGTAACTACGGTTCTAGGAGAAGTTATAACCTGATAAGTAGTATAATTTGACCCTGTTCTTCTCAGACCAAGAACTCCCGTAGCAGTGGGAGCTTTCTTTACGTTGTTCGTGAAAAGATCAAAGGTAAAGTTATCTCCTGAATTAGGATTGGCTGTGGAAGAAATCAAGAAAGTTATGGGACTAGTAGGCGCTACAGTTTCATCATAGTTTACACCTGTAGTTGCATTGGGGAGAGCGCCTGTAAGAGTTCCCGAAACAGACCAAGTGTTCCCAGACACAAAGGCAATAGTATAACTATCCGTTCCAGAAGCAGTATTATGCCATAACGGGCGGGTCTGCAGAAGGCTAGAAGAAGAGGTAGAGTTAACTATGTTGGCCATCTCATTAGCAAACCAAACTCCAGATGTAGTTACTGGATCAAAGCCAACACCTTCTCCCATTATAGTATTGTTATTGCTGTCCAGAAATCGTAACTGCATCCACATTTTCTTATCTGTTGCAGATACGGAGAGGATTGATAAGTTAACATTTAGATCTCCACCCAGAGAGTAGGTAGTATCTATCTGGCCGTTTCCGGCCGCGGTGTTGAAAGACAGGTTTCCAGCAACTCTCAAGAACTGGGTATTGACATTGCTTGTTATCCATCTGGAGGGATTGAAGTTGTTTGTTCCAGAGGCAGTTCCTGCATTATCATCATCAAAGTCATCGCTCAAAGTAACTGTAGGAGTGCCCAAAGTTCCCGAGTTATACCTTATAGTGATGAATCTATTATTAGAAACATCAAAACAAGCATCCAAGATATTCGGTTGAGCAAAAGGCAGTGAGCTTGCGAAGCTTCCGTCTGTGTTAAAATAAGAAATCGTTGGAGTAAGAGGAGGTATGATTTGAACCTCAGTGACATTACTGAAAGGCCCAGTTCCAGTATGAGTTATTCTCCAGAAAGGAAGACCGTTTCCAGTGCTGTCTATCGGAGCAGTACCTATGTTTATAGTATAAAGGAACTCATTGCCTGCACTTGTACTAACAATGGCCTGCGTAATAGAAGATATAGGCGGCTGGAAGGTGGCGCTGGTAAATTCTGATTCTATGTTAGTCAAACTGGTAGCTATAGTCCAAGCAGCGATAGTTGTATCTATAGCAGCTGTGGAATAAACTTTTATGGAGTGAGTGGAGACTAAAAGACCACCGAATCCAATGGTCATATTAGTCACATTGGCTGTTGGGTTAGGAGTAAACAGACCGTCTATTAGCGCCGGAGCGTTTATACGAGCGGTAGTCCCTGTATAGGCGGTTACCGGCTTAGGACGTTTCATAACAAGACGAACAAATTGGGCGCCGTCATGAAGTGCCCGATCTACAGAGGGGATACCGCTAGCAACGGTATCAAAGTAGAAGTTAGTCATGTTCTTGTTATTATTTGTAGAAGTAAGCTCGCCCTGCTGTACGGTCACGAATTATTCCTCCTTACTGCATTCTATATAATCGGGGCTGAACAAAGACCCTCCTAAGAACGTTATCAACCTGAACTTCCAGGGTGGAAATGTCCACCCCCGCCTGAACTCCGTAGACTTCAAAAGTAAAGCCGGTATTTTCATCCACGAAGGTAGCACAAAGTCCTGGATTTTCATTTATGAAAATAGGAGGAGGGCTACTCGCTGTAGTAAATTCGCAAAGAGCTAAGGAACTATTATGGAGATCTGACAAGTCTCTAGCTGAGACGGCAAGCGAGACTTGTGTATTATAAAAGAAAGGCGTGGGGGTGTTATAAGTAACGTGAAATCCGGTTCCAGAGATAAGAGGAATAGGAGTTAGCTGCAGCCCGCTACAAATAGCTATACCCTCTATTTCCAGGGTTATAGAGTTCGGATCCACCCCGAGACCCACATCCGTAACATCAAAGGAAATGGGCGTAGTGATAGATGCTCCGGTAGAGCCACAAGTCGGGAAGAAGTTGGTGATAACTGGCGGGATTGTATCGTCTACAGTTGACCAAGTACAATAAAAAGAGAAAGGATTCGGAGGTACCGCTGTATCGGTAATGTTCAAAGTTATTTGAACCAGATGATTATACGGGTAAGAAAAGGGAGGAACATAGTCTATTTCTAAACCATTAGGAATTGTAGTTGTAGAGAAGAAGGGGCTATTTTGGACTGGAAACCCGTCTACAATGAAAACAAGAGTTGAGAGATTGAAGGGAAAGCCAAAGGTATTGATTCTCCATTTTATACCCACAAGCACCGGATTCTTTACACTACCACAAGGCGGGAAGATAAGGTTGATAAAATTGAACTGAGTTATTGGAACAGTATTCGTTAGAAGAGGAAACTGTTGTGCTGGACGACTTGTATTCGCAACTACATTAGTTTGAGTCGTAAATTGTTGTACGCTGTCAGTATGAACATACTGATCCTGTTCCACTGGGCCCTGATAGGCCGGAGAGAGAAGTCTTATGTCTGTAAAAAATTGCTGTATGAATTGGCCGTGGGTAGAATTCCCATCTGCAGGAAAGGCTATTACTCCAACTTGCTGGATAGGATTAGAAAATTGAGGAATGCCACCAATACCAGAGTGAGTCGCAGCAGGAGGCTTCTGCTCAATAGGCTGAAAGGTAGAAGCAAATCCAGAGACGACCACTTGAAGTATAGGACGGGAAGAAGAAGGATTTAGATTACTCGGATTAGTCGCAATCTGATTTTCCTGTATAACAATAGTGGTATTTATTTGGGAACCCATTATTGTACCTGTGCAGTAATGTCCACCAAAATTATAGGCTGTGTCGAGCTAGGAGTATAAGTAGTAGCCGCAATGCCAAAAGTATTGGTCAGGGCTGTCGTGGGATTAAAGGTTCCCGGAGTTCCTGGCCCACTAAGAACATCCAATGCCGAGGTAAATTTTATCGTTTTGTTAGATACTGGGAGATTAAACTGGTCTCTGACCAACGCAGTTACGGCAATTGTATCTCCTGAAGCTTGGTCGTAGGTAAAGTGAGTGGCCATGTCAAGAGAAGTGGAGTTGACGAAAGGTAAGGTGGGTATAGATTGATAGTTAAACTTGGGCGTAAAGTCAGTAGTTATGTAGGTTCCTGTGGAAATAGTCTCATTGGTTTCTTTTTGCTGTAGTTTAAGTACTTGGTTATTGCTCAAGTCGGCTATTATATCATAAACTACTATTGGAGTGAAAAGATCGCTCTCCCTTAGATTGGCTTCCATAGAAGATGAAATATCCAAAGTTGGAACTGAAACATCAATCTGCATTATCTGATCTCCCCGCACAAACACTATATGACCATTATTAAAATCTGCAGCAGCCACCGTAGCATATTGCATGCCTTGATTAGACAACACATCCAGTTTGGAGGGTAGAGAAAACTTAATGAGAATTCCCCGATTGTCTGCTTTTCCAGTGAAGGAGTTGTTATTGAAAATCCAAATGGCTTTTTGAACGTTGACAGGGTCTAGGGAAAGATAACTATTTTCTAAACCACCAGTTTTGGTAAAAGAAATTGTATTCCCATTTATGTGAGTAACTATGACCGATTCAAAATTTCCTATAAAACCACCAAATCCGCTGGGCCCAAGATAAAGAGTATCCCCTACGGCAACATGGGAAGCACTGGTTAGAGTAAAAGAAGTATCCCCTCTGGAAGCAGGAGCAGAAAAGGTTAGAGGATAGTGCTCAACGCAAAAAGCATGTGAAGACCATTTTATGGTTTGATTGTTTATAAGAGTCAGTTCATCTTGCCAACGAAGCTCCGAAGAGGATGCGCTGGGAAAAGCAAAGGTAGGAAAGGGAAAGAGCCTCCATTTCTTTATCGTTATTCCGAGACTAGAGGGAAGAAGCTCTAAGCTCCAGAAAAAGGTACCATCAAACTTCAGAGAAAGTACCGTACTTCTTAGCTGAGCTAATGTAATCGGAAAGGTTGCTACTGGAGTACCGTTATTCTGAAAGACTTGCAACGTATTCGTAGCATTACTTAACGTATAGTAAAGTCCAGCCGAAACCCCGAAAGAAAAGTTGCCTTGGGCGATCTGGATGTTTACAGGCACGGTTACGGCCCGGCGACGACGGTTGCAGTAATAGTAACTAGCCCGGCAGTGTTGCCTGTTGTGTAGATAACTTGTGCTTGGCCTTGAGCATTTAGGGTTATGGCGCCTGTCGGGGCTAGTCCAGACCCGGCGCCTCCTCCAGAAGTTGTAAAGGTAATAGTAGATGCAGGCCTGTTGAATGGCAGCAGATACTGATCTGTAACTGTAGCCGTTACAGTAGACGTGGCTGCCCCGCTGCTCGCCGGAAGAACTGCTTCCACCGCAGTCAAAGCTATCGCAGTAGGGAAGGGTTTAAATGTGGACAACTGGTAGTTAAAGGTAGTCTCAGTAGAATCTGTACCGTTGATGTTAAATGCTAATTGCAATCGGAATATAGTATTACCGTTGATGCCCAAAGCATAGACCGTGTTGACCGTAGTTGTATTAGAGGCCAAGTTATTCTGGATAGCAGAAAGTTCAGTAAAATAATTAGGTTGAGCGACGTCTGAAAACAGGAGGCTGTTAGTTCGCATGAAAATCAAGAAAGGTTTGTTGTGAGTTGCTAAGGCGCCAACGAATGAAGAAACGATAGTAAATCCCGAGGCAAAGACCTGGATAAAGGCTCCACCTGACGTCCTGCTTATAATACTCCCATCTGCTATAGCCGCCTTATACAGGCCACCGATACCTAGCTGGGTTAGAAAGTTATCGCTAAAGAACCAGATGTGATTACTAAAAGTTATCGGGTCATTAGTACTATAACTATTGACTAACGGGGCAGTGAGTTGAACCTGGTTTCCGCCAGGCCCTAGTGAAGCCACTATGGCCTGTTCGGAATTTCCACTACTAACGCTTGGGCCTAAGAACAAACGAGTTCCGGGAGATAGGAAACCATAACGTGTCGCATCGTAGTTTACGAAGATAGAAGTTGCTCCGCTACCGGCTCCGGCAGCCAGGGTGTTGGGATAGTTTTCTATCGCAAAAGACTGGACGTTGAAAGTGTCGGTAGCATTACTCGGATAATTGAAGGTTTGCTGAAGTACTAAAACGAAGTTCTGGATAAGCCACCGTCTGATCCTAAACCCTTGATTTTCTGCCCCAGCATTTATCCACTCTAAACTCCACCAGCTTTGCCCGTCAAACTGAAGACATTTAACTTCGCTACCTACTGGAGTATCCAAAGGATAAGAAAATGCTAAGGTTCCGTCATCCGTTTTCTGGATAAGATTGTTGGTGTTATTATCAATACTATAAAAATAGCCACCAGTTCTTGCCATGTTTGGATGTATCAAACGGATATTTTGGATCATGAACTGCCTCTATGACGTTATCCTAACGGGGTTGAAAAATAGAGTGAAATCAAAGACAGAACCTTTGACCTGTACGTTACTAGTCACATCATGTCCATTTATCTTCACCTTTATAGTGGAGAAATCCATACCTGCGGATGGCAGCGGATCTACAATATGGGCAATAATGTCTGACCAAATACTAACATTAGTACTTTGATTCAGGGGAGGAACCATGTCTAGTACTCTCGGGGCTATATTATCAACTAAAGGGGTGCCCCAGTTTATCTTTTGACCAATCCTCCCTATTGCTGCCTCTATTTCAAGATGAAGGGTAGCCAAACTGACCAGATTGATAAACTCTGGATGTATTGGATTACCATTCGTATCTGGCTCGGTTGTAGAAACTATTAGGAGCCAAACTTCATCTGCGGGCGGCTGGGAAAAGTCGGGGAAACTCACAGGCAGAGACTGCTTGAGAGCTTCTAAATCCAAAGACACAGTCATTGGTACGACTTTTCCATCAGGTATTAGACTGTTACGAACGTGGAAGACTACCATCAGCTAACCTTACGAAGCAAAGTTGATTTGGTTTACAAAGGTATTGATAACATATCTATACAGCTGATCGGTGGTAGTAACAGAAGATACCGGATCTGAGACGTCCACCACGTGAAGCTTACGTATTACGCTTCCAGCCGCTGGAAGTATAGAAAGACCCGTTCCCAAACCAGACTGAGTGATGAAGCGGAACTGGGTCGCACTAAGGACTCCTGAAACCATTACGTTCTGAGCCAGTCGCGGGGTGTTAGCGAGAGCATTGCTAATAACTGTATAAACATCTCCCGGGTTCATAGCCGCAGTGCTGACTACAGATAGAGTATCCCCAGATGTATAGTTGGAAATGACCGCTTCTTCCACAAGCTGCCTTCCAGCTAGAATGCTGCTGGTAAGAGGAACGTCCAAACCAATAAGAGGTCGCGCATCTGTCGCGCCAAATGTGATTGGAGGACCAACATCTACAGTGCTAGCACCTGTGCCAGTAAAGACGTTAGTCATAGTTCCAGATTTGATTATAAACTGATTGTTCAGAAAGATAACCTCAGCATTTAGATAAGAGAGATTACCAATCTTCGGTCCGCCCCCGCCTATTATAGCCGCGCTGTGGAGAGCGCTCTCTATAGACTGGGCAATGTTAGTTCCCAGCTGATTATTACCTGTGGGGAGTGTAACCTCAATACCATTCGCAATAACCTCATCAACTGAAATAGTAAGTCTAGTATTAGAGGAAATGTTAAAAGTAGCACTGGACAGACCAGCACTTTTGACAAATCCACGAGACATTTCATTCTTGAACACGCCCTGAATTGCACCACCGCCGGAAGCGGTTGCAGTAGTGGAACCTGTTGCAACCCACTTCTGATCACCCTCAGCCGGTCCTTTTGGGACTAACTGAACGATGTCAACGGTTACGGTCTTGGCCGTACCTCCTGGAAAATTCACGATATCTCGAACAGTTACGTTAACTGCCACGTTATTTTCCTCCTTGAGTTATTCTTGTAAATTTAGATTTCAATATAGCGAGTCCCGGAAACTATTGTTCTTGGTATCACCTGATTTTGGACCGACCCACTTAAAGTGGGCAAGTCCAAGTTACTACAGACAGGCCCATTTGTGGGCACAAACTTTCTTCCAAATCGATTGACCGTGGCTACCGCAGTTCCGGTATAGAATCTACAACCGTTGTTAGCACATACCCAGCCCATGAAACCGGAAATAGAATAAGAATGCATGAAGCCATTTGTTTCCTGATGAAAAACTTTCTCAGCGGTCGGAACTCTTGCGTCCCCATTGTAAGCCGTAATCTGAGTACTATAGGGACAATATTTCCAACAGTGAGCAGTTCCACCAGTTTTGATGGTACTACTTTTACTCCCAGAAACTACTGGGCCCGGAGCAAAGATTCCTGTGGCCATTATTTATCTCCCTTAAACTTCTCCGGCCCTTCTGCCCGACGTACCTCCGCCCAATAAACTAAGTGGAAAGGATGTTTCTTCTCATCATGATCCGTGCAATCTATCAAAATCCAATCTGTATCACGAAGAGTTTCTATGGAGTTTACGTACTTGCCTTTTATAGTCACGTCTTTAAGAAACACCTTATCATCTTTATACTCCACCCCTTTCCATTTCAAAGTAGCCTGATAATACTCTGGAATAAACAGAATAAGGTGCTGATTAGTCATATCCAATGTAAGCTGATCATCATCATTGATTCTGGCCGCATCCTGCAGTACCGGGCCACAGAAGTAAGCGCCTTTCAGAACAGCCACATCATCTGTCGGATACTCAACGGACTGCCACCTAAGTTCTAATCTGTATTTGGTTAAAACGCGCACGTAAAACTCCTTCCTAGAAGTAGACGATAGTATGCGGAACAGTGGCAGAAGCATTTCCACGCTTACCGTCTTGGCGACCAGCTGCCCCACCTATCTGAGTCACTCTACCGAACACCTGAGTATCATCCTGACCAACGCTTGTCTGTCCCGCACTAACGTTGATAGTTGTTCCGGAAGCATCCTGTGTAGTTGCCGGAACGCTACCGGTTAGAACAATCCCATCATTAGTTACGATATCTGGCCCCGTAAGGTGGTTACCATCCGCGAATCCTTCAATAAAGGCCGAGTTTCCAGTGAAGCCTATAAGTAGGGGCTTGCCCTGTAGACTCCAGCTTTCCTGGCCGAAACCTACGAAGTCTTTCGTATAGGAGAAACCAGAGATGAATAGAGCGTTGCTACCAGTTAGATCTTGGGTTGTTACAGACCCCACGCACGCCGCTGGGGTAATGGTGACATTCATTCTGGCGGTGCTATCTGCGCAGGTCGTAGAGGGGGTCAAAGTTACTGGAGTAGACGCCCCACCATAAGAGGTGATGCTCAAACTCTGTTGCGTTGTCACGAAGACTGTAAAGGGGGTGATGGTACCAAGTTGGAACAGACGGTCTATGCTGGGGGAAAGGCTAAAACTGATAGACACAAACCCACCATTTATAATGTCTGATGTTACGGTAGTACCGGCCCCAATGATAGTGACCATAGGCTTCTCCTCTTACCCTTCGGTCTTAGGCGGATTCTTAGGATTTCCGCAAGTCTTACAAGGATCTCCAAGCGTAATCGCCTGACAAGTAGGGCAGGTTGAGCCCACAGTATTTATCTTCTGCTCTATTTGAGAAGAACTCAAATAGGCGAAGCGCTCGTAATAATTTTGCTTGGTAGGATTGTTATTCGGCCGACCACAACAGCCCATATTAGACTCCTATTAGGTTGCCGCGAGGACAATCCGCGGCACAACCTGTCATTGACAAAGTGAACTTGTGTTCAAAAACTACTGGAATAGAGCCCAGAATAACATTGGATTCTAGTTGAGTTATAAAGCCAGAAAAGTTTATCTGACCAAAAGTAAGGTTCGTAAAGTCCCGGGGAGGGTTTTGCCCCGGAACTGGGAAAGTGGAAACCACAGTAAAACTAACATTGGCTATGCCCGTTCGGTCATAGGAAATGCTTATCGTAGCACAGTCAATAAATTCAAAGGTCTGAGGGGGTAGAGCCATTAGAGATTAGTCATCCCCGGCACCGAAAACTCATCAACATAAATGGGGAATAAAGTTTCGGTAGCCTGAAATACAAGGCTATTCGTAGTAGGGTCAAAGAACCGCTGAGCAGTATAACTAGCGGAAACATAAGCACCGCCCAAACCATCCATGTCAGTAGAGCATAGCAGTTTAGCCTTATCTTCGCAGATATTGCTTACGCTTTTCTCAGCCAGGAAAGTTTGGAGGACAAAGGTAGTAGTTGGAGCCGCCTGTCCTAGGGTTGTACAATCTCCCTTTCTAGGCTGGGGGCCACCAGAGCGTAGTTTGAAGGAAACGGCTTGTGAGGACATTTATGGCACCTGTATTATATTGAAGTTTGAGCAACTTGGGATGCTATATAAAAATGTATAAGTATTTGTGGCCACAGAAGGCACAGTGACCGAAACATTGAAATTGGTAAGTTTAGCAAGCAGTCCAAAAATGTTGAAATCTAAGGTAGTTACGTCCCTACTATCAAACGGAAATGGAGGGCCCGCCCAAACCAAATCTGTCCCTATAAATTTAGTAGTATCTATAACCCGGCTACTGGGGCCACTCTGGGCGCTGGCATTTACGGTTCTGAAAGAACAAATGTTCCCGAAAAGGGAGATACCTGTAATATTATCCCCCTCCGTAAAAGCCTGTCCGGTCTTTAAACGGATGAGCCAGGTCATGTCGTTCATACAATCAAAACGCTGTTGGATAGGGAAGTCTATGCCTGCCTGGGAAGGGCAGGCTACCCCCAGGAATTTATTTACTGTACTGGGGGTAAAAGCATAGGCCGTTATGTTGATGTTTCCTACGGAGGGGCCTATGAGCTTCTTACGAAGGGTTGGAATAACATTTACGCCCGTAGAACACTCGCTAATAATGTCTATAAACTCAGCTGAACCTGTGATGGAAGCCGAGATAATACCGTCAAACCCTGTTTGGAAGAGCGCCGCTATCTCGCACGTACAAACCACAGAATTTACCTCCTTAACTATAAGACATTATATTTGATTACGCAACCCCTTATTCGCTACCAAATACGCCGAAGGCCGGGCCTCCCTGGCCAAGGTTGCTATGGTCGTGGATCGGAATACCCACGGCCGTGGCCGTTCCGGTCAGCCCACTAGAAGCCTGGGTATAGGTAATAGTATTTTGCCCAATAGCCTGCTGAGTATAGGTAGAGGTTCCGTCTTGGTTATCAACCAAGGTGCCGATCTGGGTATCCGAAACAGCCCAGGTATCGCCGGGAGTAAAAGTAACTCCCTGGACTGTAAACAAAACGGATACGCCTGGGGACAGAGACACGGCCTGAGGACTTATACGTATAACTCCAGAAACCGCCGAAGCAGCCTGATTCGGGTCTGTAGTTTCGGGAGGTTTAGCGGCACCAAAAGGATCGACCGCAACCCGGTCAGTTTTAACCAACTTAGAGTGCTCCCGAATGTTCGTGTCGGCACTGGGTATTCTTTCATTCCCGCCGAGCGCTCCACTTCCTAGCCTCTTTTCCAGAGAAATGCCACGTTGTGGTGCTTTGGAGGCGATTCCAACGATGGCTGCAAACCTGCTGGCGCCCCGAGTTATTTGTCGCCGAGAAAAGGTCTTTCCTTCCAGCTCCCAGAATCTGTCTTGACCCGCCAGGTTTACTATGTAAAAAGTCCCTCTCTCAAAGTCTGGATTAACAGTAACCGTTAGAACTGTTCCCGTGAAAATGGTTTGCATATTGTCTACGGTGCCTGCACGAATGACCACATCAGAATGGACCGGGAATACGGTGGTAGCGGGAACCTGAATAGAGGCGCTAAAGCTAGCAGAGAGCTGGGTTCTGGAACGAGTAACGTTGAACGATTTTATAAAGGGGGTAACAAAAGTAAGGCTCCCGACCGTTATCTCCGCACGTATTCTCTCCAGAGTTATATTGGTACAGGTACTCATTAGAGACGCTCCACGGGGTTGTTGAATATTTTAACGTTCACTTTGTCTCCAACATAAATGTCGTCCAGAACCATGCTCACACAAGTGAGTTCGCCGAACTCACTAAGTCTAACCACATACTCAGCCCCGTTGCCTTTATCCTGAACTACTAGACCCTCCCGAGTAACCTCCTCATACTGTATCTGATAGCGAGAGTTGTTGAAGCTTCCTACAGTGAGATACCTGGGGCCGGCAGTTACTGTTATCAAATATTGACCGCCATCGGAATAAGAATACTGTATCTCATTCACTATTGATCCGTCTGAAACTAGATCTCCGAGATGGGGCGTTGAAGTGGGTCCCAAGACAAGCGATTTAGTGTCTATTATTTGAGTTTGTAGAGCAAGTATGTTTTGTGCTATAGTTTGGCATTGGGTCGCATCCGCAAAAGGAAGGGATATGTCTATTGTAGCACCATTAGTATTGTCTTGTAAAGTAGAAAGCTGGCTATCCTGTAAAACCTGGGTTGTTGTAGGATCAGCATCCACAATACCGTCTGCCTGATCAATGATTCCTGTTGGGGGCAAATTCTTGGCTCCATCAAAACTTATGAGGGCCGCTTTTGTAGAAGCATAAGCTATTGGAGCAGGAAAATCCACTATAACTATGGGAGTATATGTAACTGTTATTTGCTGGGCGAGGGCCAACGCCCCTCCGTTGGGATCAAACACATCGATGCTAGGACGCTTTCTTTCTATCAACACACACATTTGACCACTAGGAACATAATAACCTAATGCATCTCCTATGTTACAAGCAAGGTCCATCTGAATAGTACTAGATGAGGATTGAACTGGAGTAAATAAATCATCCGCAAAAAAAACAGCTAAGTCAACAGCTTTGTTAAGCCCGCTTGCAATAGATGTTGGGTTGTTATATAAATTACAAATAGTCTTGGCGAACTGAGTGTCTATTTGAGTATAAAAATAGAGAAGAATATCTCCACTTCCGTCCGGAGCATACTTCCATACCCAATTCTTACCATGTTGTAAAGTTATTAAATCCTTTCTTCGTTTGACAATCCAAACGAGAGAAGCATTAAGACCAGCTCCTCCGGGAGTGGTTTTAAACTGCGTTATCTTATTGCCACCAAATACTACGTCTACTACTCCCACAAAGTCCGATTCTAAAAGACCATATTTATTCAAACGTAGAAAGGAGCTATTAGGTAGTCTAACAATATTTCCTACCAATTTTTCAAGAGGAAAATTACACAAAGCTGTCTGATCAGCCACGGTAAAGATAGCAGTAACTCCATTTATGACCTGCAAAGTGCCTCTCTGGAAAGGAACAAAAATGGGCCCGACGGATGCCTGATTGGGGGTATTCAAAAAAGTAATGGGTATTTTTACATATTCTTTAGTTGTATCCCCAAAAGTTATCTTCAACCCAGGAATAGTATTTATCCCATCAGGAAGGTGTAGGTCTATTAAATAGCCCAACAGAGATTCGAAGGCTTTCAGTTCATAGGAGTTACGAATATCGTCCAAATAAACCTGATCTAATTGAGGATCGTCATAAGAAACAGTGGCGTATCTAGCAGTAAAGCTCTCTTCGCAAGTTCCTTGTGCGCAGTTAATATAATCAAAAACATTTTTATTTTTCAGTCCATCAAAAGCAGGGCGGAGCTGCCGCTGGGGAGGGGGTTTGTAACCTCGAATGATTACCAAATCCGCGGGGTTTCTAAACTGGCTTGTTGGTACGCAGTAGCGAATATCCAAGTTATTAGCTGGATTTTGGCCAACAATATAGAAACGGGCAATACCAAACTCATCCAACTCAACTTCAGCAAACTGATTATTTATGAGCAGGGATTCCAAAGACAACTTCATAATCGGAATAGGATCTAAATTTCTGACGTCATATCCCTCCAATGGACTTCCCAAAACGGGGGTATTAAAGGGAATGTTAAAGGTGGTCAGAATAGTTTGAGTTAAAGGCTCTGTAGGCAAGGTGCTTAGAAGTTGATTTTCCGGAGTTGGAGATCCGCCTATTACTAAGTCCTGGTAGTTGGGATCTCCCAAAGGAAGAATGGTTTGACCTTGTGAGTTTTTTAAAGTGCCTGTTGCCATAAATCTTCCCTTTCCTTATCTTGACTGCTTACCCATAGAGTTACTCAAGGCTTGATTAGCCACGTTAACGGTGGTCTTTACCTGGCTCGTTAGAGCCTGAACTTGTGTTGCAAGAGTATTTTCAGCGGTCTCCAAATTATCCACTCGAGTATTTACTAAGCGAATATCTCCATTTATGGATTGAACAGAGGCGGCAAAGTCTAGACCTAGTTGAGAGAGGCCGGTCTTGTTGTCATCAACCTGACCTATCAGAAGATCTACACTATCAGCTAGGCTCTTAAAATCATCTTCGGTGGTTGTTATTCGACCGTCGAAGTCTGTTACCGCTTTATCCACATTGTTCGCTCTAACCTCTAAATCATTCAGTTCCTTTTCTACTTCCTTATCAAATTCATCGAAAATATCAACTTTTACTTTTACATCCAGTAAGCCCGCGTCTAGCGCTGTAATAGTTCTGGCATTATCATCCAATTGCTTCTGAATTCCAGCCGAACTGTCTTGTAGAACAGCAACACTAGTAACTAAATCAGTTACTTCTTTAGGATCTGGAATGGTCTTCGACAAATCATAGACCTGGGTTTTTAGACTATCTATGGACTGCTGTTCAGTGGCTATTTCTCCCTCAACTTGCTTAACAGCCGCATCTATCTTAGCATCTACCGTTCCGCCACGAGCCAAATCTCCTTCAACCTGGCCTAGACGTAATTTTATATCCGTTACCTGGGCACCTACACCGCTGATGCCAGCAAGGGACTTCTCAATATCGCTAAAGTTATCTACATGCACAATGACAGCAGGGTTAGTTACTTCTACTTTTATTCCTTTACCCAAAGCATCGGTTACGACCGTTCCCACGGTGGTTATAGATTGAGTCAGGCTATCAGGAATTTTAAAGCCCTGGGAAGTAAGGGTCTGAAGCAGATCCGAAATCTTATTTAAAGCAGTGGTGAAAGCCTCGGTTTGCTGAGCTGCGGTCGGAGCTGCAGCAGCGGCGTTGGTAGGAGCAGCTTGTGTCAAGTTCTGAATATTCCGAGAGCCCGCAGTGTTTACATTCTGATTATTAGTAGAGGCGGTACTAACCAAAGATCCCGGAATGGCTTTATCATTGCCGGTGGAATAAGTTGCGTTAAGTTCCTTAATCCGATTCATGTTACTAAGTCCAACTTGATTTCTTAGATCAAGAGTTCCCGTTCCGGTTCCCTTAAACATGCCCGTCGGAGCAAAAGCTCTAAGAGTTTGTCCGGCTGGAAGGGGGCCTCCTATTCCTGCACGCATCTCAGCCGGAGTCGTAGGCATTTCTGCTTTTTCAGGGGCCATTTTTGTGGCATCTGCGGCGCTCTTTACCATACCTGCTGTGTTAGTGGCTATTGTTTCTAAGAAATGTAGCTGCAGATGCGACGTCTCAGATGCACGCATAGCATTCTCATTCATAGTTGTCTGTATGGGCTCGGTAATAGAAACTCTATTAATATCCTTCTGAGCAGCCGCCGCAGCCGCCTGGGCATTCTTCTGGGTCTGCTCCTTTATTTGTTGCAGGAAACGTTTCATATCGTCTAAAGCAGGGATTCCCTTAAACTGTGCCACCCCCTCCGGACCCATCTCGGCCTGTTCGGACGTGGAGAGCTGTTCGGTAAGAGTATCTCTGAAGCTCGAGGCCATCCCTTCCAGTCCCGTATTCCTCAATTCTCCGCTGGTCAAAGCATCTTCTATAGCGCTGCGGGCAGTCTCCGCCTGGCCCTGCTGTTTCTTCAGCTTATCAGTCTCTATCTCCTGCTGCTGCTTTATCTTGGCTTCCTGTTCATCGAAGTCGATCTTTTGTCGTTCAGCTTCTCGAGCCCGGAGCTGGTCATACTTTACAGGACGCGACGATGCTTGCTCTGCTGCTTCTCTTCTCTGCTCGAACTGTGTCTTAAATCCGGGCTGTCCAACTCTAGCAAAGGGCCCCTCTAGATCAGAAGCTATTTTTGTAAAGTATAGATCTTCTGCCTTCTTGAAGCCCAGCATAACTTCTTCTATGGATATCTGAAACTTCATAGACTGTTCGGCAATCAGTGCCGGATCCTTGGCACTCAAAGCTTTAGTGGAGCCTTCCAGAGCCGCATAAAGTTCAGCTTCTTTGTCTGCTAGCTCTTTATAAAGCTGAGCAGAGGCTTGTGCTATTTTAGCCCTGTTTTCGGCTGCAATTTTTTGATCTTCTAAGGCCTTGGTTTCTGCACCCCCAGCTGCTCCTCCGCCCCCGGTCTTAGCGGTAAGTGTCTCAGTTGCTTTAGCTTTAAGTCGCTCCTGAACCTCAGGTACACTTAGTAACTGATCTTGGGCTTCTTTAAGCTGTTTTCCCCAAACTTTCTGCATACCTTCCCGGCCAGGAGCCTGCATTTTATTTAGAGTACCTATGTATTTATTTAACAACTCATTCATTTCTGTTTGCTGATCTTCAGAAGCAAGTTTAGGAGACTGGACACTAAATTGAGATCTTCCGGTATCTGTCTTGCGTTCGGTAATGCCTAGTGCAGACTTGAACATCTCATTAAATTTTGGAGAACCAAGATCTGTGCCCATGGCTTTCAGAGTCTCAGTGGTGCTCTGTGCTCCCAACTCTTTCTTTATGTACATAGCTCTCTTCTTAGGATCATCTATGGCGTCAGCTTTGACCAGGAGAGCGAGGTAACCAGCCATTTGCTGTTGAGTAGTCAATTGCTTTTGAGACACATCCAGAGGGGCTTTGGCGGACTTCTCTATGGCTTTTATAACTTCTTGCATTTCTGGGGTAACTTTCTTAGCCATAGTCAGTTTTTCACCAATAGTTTCTTTTGTAAGTCTCTCTCTAGAAGTACCCAGATCTCTGACCATTTCGTCTATAGATTGACGCTGTTGCTTCAGTTCAAGTAAGCCTTTAGATTGTATCTCTCTAGTCTTGTCCAAACCAGCAAGACCGCTCATAGCTTTGCCGAAAGCAGGGGTCGCTACTTGTAGACGCTCCATAGGACTAAGCTCTTCCCTTCTCTTTCCTAAACTTATGGAGGGCATTTCTCCAAGACCTTTTAGAGCACCGCTTACATGCTTCAAGGTTTCAAAACGATTTTCCTCTTCCATGACCGCGTCTCTTATGGCCTGCTTAGTTTTCTCCATAGTGATGTTCAGTTCGTGCATAGCATTAACAACATGGTTTAGAACTGTTAGATCGAAACCTTCCTGCATAAGTTTTATTATCTGATCTCTATCTGTATCTAACAACATGGCCAGCCTTTCGGCACCCTTTCCGGTTCCTTCCAAAGCTTCTCCTACATCTCCTTCTAGATCTTCATTAAACTTCTTGGCTTTGTCGGAAAGTTCGGCTTCTATTCTGGACAGCCTCTCCATTTCATCAGGTAGAGTTCCCAAAGTCCTTTGCTCTGCGGTTAGTTCTCTGAAACGAGCCGGGCCCGCTTGTATAGCGCCCTGAGGTATGCGTATGCCAGCCAAAGCTCCGGTAAACTGAATAGTCAGTAGCTTCTTGGCCTTTTCACTCTCTTCCTTTATCTTATCTCTAGAGAAAACTTCTTGTATCCCTGATTTCATTTCCTCAGATGAGGCTAGGGATGCTTGATTCCATTGTCCTTTCAGAGAATCGAAGAAACGAAAAACAAGTTCTCCGGTGGTCTGATCCATATCTATAAAGCCCGATCGAGCCTCTTCGATAGCTTTGGCCGTATCGTCCGAAGCCTTATCGAGGCCTTTCATACCCTCAGATATCTTCAAAAGGCCAGCAGCGGCCTCCGCACTGATGATTGCTATGTCCCCCTTAGCCGCCTTAGCGCCACCTACCTGAGGTAGAATACCGCGAGATTGCATCGCTTGCTGGACAAGAGCAGGAGAAGTTCCCGTAGTAAAATCGAAAGCTCCGCCTAGACCAAAGTTCTTGGCCATCTGTTTAAACTCTATTGAACCTAAAGTCGCCCCACGTCCAAATGCCCCGGTGGGGGCCGCTGTTCTTAGACTTTCAACAAGATCAGGACCACTGAGCATTTGAGCTGCAAGTCCGGTATCCGCCATCGTAGGCATACTTTCCAGAACTCTCTTCATCTCCGAAGCAACTCCTAATGCCTTCTCATTGAGCTCTAAATACTTGGCCATCGCTTCATTCTGAGCACTCTGCAAGCCCAGGGAGGCGTAACCTTCGGATGCGAGTTTCTTTCTTTGATCCGTAATCTTATTTACTTGATCTCTGGCCTCTTTGAGATCGGCAGAGAGAGTCCCCTTCTTTCCTCCAGAAACAACATTTACAAACTTTTCCCAAAGATTGGCAGACTTGGTTAACTCATCAGCGTAGTGTTTAATAATGTCTACTTTTAGAGCAGAGGTAACCATCTTTTGGGCGTCTGCGGCGGAGATGGCGATGTTCTTAAAACCATCGTCTATATTCATTAGAATGTCGCCGCTCTCGGAAATACCCTCTACCATATTCGGACTAACTTTAGCGATAGAGGTGGCAATCTTCTGTCTCTGATCCGCATAATCTTTGGCGGCTTTCGCTGGACCCTCGAAAGTTCCCATTCCAATCTGTTCTGCTATATCTCCGGTGTCCAGATTCTTTACAGCATTCTTATACTTGTTCAGGGTAACGGAAAGCCCTGTCGCTGCAGTAGCCTGAGACTGGAACTGTTTAGTGGCCTCTTCACTCTTTCCTATCTGGTCCGCTAGAGCCTCTTCAACCTCCTTTCCAGTTTGATGAAAGTGGTGATAGGCCGCACTTGCAGCACCAACAGCCGCGGCTACGCCAAGTATAGCCAAAATATAGGGGTTTAACAATAAATGCTGCCCCTCTGAGGCAACGGTCATTGCATCTAATGCAATGGTTCCCATCTCCACAGAATGAGCAAACTTCTCTGCACCCTCAGCAGCAGCCTGAGTTCCAACTTTCCATTCCTTAAACTTCCTGAGAGCGCTGTCCAGACCCTTAGCTATAATCCCCATTCCAGCAACATCTGCCCCAGCCTGACCTACGGCACTCACTCCTCCGAACAGAGCTTTTCCAATGTTCTTGGGAGCTCCTGTTATGGTGCCTAGAACTCCCTTGTGCTTCAGATTCTTTTGCATAGTAGAGCCGAGCTGGTTAGAAGTGCCTATCAAATCAATGAAGGTGGACAATAGAAAGTTAGCAGATTTATCCAAGGCTACCATACCACCAACCCCGAGTACGGAGGCTTGTAGTAGAGGATCGGGAAGTTTGGAAATAATATCTACCAGACCAGAAATAGCCTTGGTGGCTCCCGTCATTGCTGGGAGTATCGCTTTCCCTAACGCAAGAGCTAGTCCAGTTACGGATTGTTTCAAAACCTCTAACTGCTTAGCATACGTCTGCATGAACTGAGCACTTTTCTGCGCAGCAAATCCTTGAGAATTTTGTGCATCGGCGGAGGCGGTCAGGGCTTCCCCATAGTTCTTCATTAACACTACTATATCGTTAAAGTGGCGAGCTCCTCCTACCGCCATTGCTATAGATAGTTGCTGAGATCTAGTAAGCGTATCCCACTTCCCGGCGAGCTCTCCTAGCACATCCATCATGGGGCGTATATCCCCGGTATCACCTATAGTCTTTATACCTATGTCTCCTAAAGCTCTTATTGCCTTAGGCTGAGCTAGTTGCTTAAACATAAATCTTGTGGCTGTCCCGATCTCGGAACCAGTCTTTCGCGTGACGGTACCTATAGCAGTTACGATTCCCATAAAATCATTGAAATTTAGTCCAGCCTCTTCCGCCGCAGCACCGGAACGTTGTACAGACTCGGCCAAATCTTTAGCAGTGATTGCGTGCTTAGACGCTATGGATCCCCAAGCATCTACGAACTGAGTATTATCAGAAATCTCATCCCCGAACATCTTACTAGCCGCAGTTAGAGCCTCCGTAGCCTGTTCAGCGGTCAGGGTAGTGACATTAACTGCCAGCATGGTAGCTTTGGTATTTTTCATAATATCATTAACACTCATACCCTGCTGCGCAAAAACTTCCATACCTTTTATGACTTCTTCTATAGGAGTGCCGAACTCCTTAGCCAAACTAACTGCGCCATCCTGTAGTTCTTTTAGATTTATAACCGAAGTGTCTACCAATTTTCCTAAGTTTGCCATGGCAGTCTGGGTGCTAACTATTGTCTGGTTAAGGACATAGAAGGCACGAATAGTTCCGTAGATTATACCAGTAGCCGCTCCCCACTGAACAACTCTACGCATAGCATTCTGAAGGTGTTTACCGAAGGTTTGTAGGGCTATCCCGCTCTGTTCTAGAGAACCTTTAATTTCCGTACCCGCTCTTTTAAAGTCTGCGGTAAGTTTCTGCACTACTTGTCCCGTAGCTGGATCTATGATTTGAAAATGCATAGACTCAAACATCTTTTTACCCGTTGCTCTGAAAACTTGGGTAAGTTTCTTTTCCATATCAGCGACTTGGGCCTCGGCTGCTGCGATTTGTTCCTTTATGGACCCTGCAAAAGTGGGAGCTCCCATGGCAGAAACTTGTCTGGTACCTTTGGTAGCCGAGAGGGCGCTCAACAGGGTAGGCTGGTTGGTAACCTCTCGCTTAACCAGCTGATCTCTCAGAGTCTTTCCCATTTTGGCCATATTAGCAAAAGCCTGGGATGTAGCAGACACTCTTCCATCTATAGTTTGGAAATATCCAGCCGCTTTACCTAGAACCTCGATTACCTTATTGAGATTCACCTTAAAATCCGCAGGGCTTTGCTTAAGCAGCTCCAGCAAATCCGCCCACAGCTTAGTCTCACTCTCTCCCTTAGCTATAAGCTGTATTATCTCTCTCAGTACCTTAGCAACGGGTTCGAATTTCTGAGCCTCTCCTGGGCCTCTTCCTGCAGCCTCTCTTATAGCGCCTTCGAACATCTGGGGAGTAGGCTTCACTCCGGCAGCGATAGCCGGTTCTAGAAGCTCTCCTTTAGCGGTAGCAGCTATTGAAGTAACTCTGCCAATGCCTCGTCCTCCACGAGTTAGAGTGGAACTCAGGAAGTTCATAGCTTCTTCCATATGCTGGCCAAATTGATTTACAGCATCGGTAAACTCATTTGTTCCAGTGCCTCCAGTTCTCTTCAATTCTTCGGCCATATCATTGAACTTACGAGCTTCATTCAAAAGGTACTGCAAACGGGCTGCCTGATACTCTTTAATCATTTTTTGAGTCTCTCGGAAAGCACTCAGGCCCGGGGTACTTGCCTCCATTGCTTTGAGACCTTCTTTCCACTCATCTATCTGCTCATTCCAACGCTTTCTAAAGTTGGCATAAGATTCTGGGTCAGCAAAGGGGAGACCTTGCTGCATCTCTTCCACCAAAGCCTTCATCTTTCCCTTGGGATCCCCGATTATATGTCCTACCGGAACATTACCAAGCCCGCCTCCAGGGGTCATTGCTCCGGGAGTAAGACCATGTACTGATCTAGATAGAGACAGAAGCTGCTCGAACTGGCCCTTCCGCTCCTGCAGCATTTCCAATCTTTCTTTCTGGGGAAATTGTGCAGGAATAGGCTGCACCATACGCTCTTTTATGGTCTTATGCACATTCTCTCTTATCTTAGATATATCCATACCCAAAGACTGAGTTAAACCCTCCATTACAGCGGAGCTTAGCCTAGTTCCGGCCTCAAGGGCTTCCCTTTCTACATCGGGCAGTAAGGCTATTACCTTGGCTCCCATCGCCTTTATGGCTGCCTGAACCGATTTGGGCAGATGTCCAAAAAGCTCCTGGAACGCTTCTGGCTGTACAACTCTGGTTAGAGTCTCTTCCGCCAATACTCTCTGATAAGTACCAAGGGGTTTGGTAGCCTTAATAGATCTGACACTGGCTAGACGAAGAAGTGCTTGCTCTATCTCTTTTCCATAACCAGCGAATGGCCCAGCCGAATCTTTCATGGCTCTGGTAAACTCTTCGACCGGCTCTTGAAAGTTACTTAGGAGCTTATGTATATTTTCATGGGCCAAGCGTCCGGCAAAGTCCGAGATGGACTCACTTATTGCCTTGATAAGAAGGGGCGTAGCCTTCAACTGACCAGTCTGTATCTTTCCTAGATCTTCTATGGCATGCACGACGGGAGTTATTGTTCTCTCCGCCGATAGAAAAACCTGACCCCCTCTAAACATTCCGCCAGGTTTCACGCCTGCTGCGGCTGCTCTCGGCTCCATCTTAGTAAACTCTGCTTCGGTAAATGGCTTAAACTGATTTCTAGTACTCCCGAGAAACTTAATCAGTCCCTTTCTTAAACTCGCAACTATGTCCTTACCGGAAGGGGCATTTTCGGAAAATCGGGCAGTGTCTACCCTGGAAAGCATATTTTCTAACAAAGAGTTTATATCTAACCCACCGACACCGAGTCGACCCGTTATACCTCTTTGTCGAGTGGCAAAGGTAGCCGGATGTAAGGCAGACTCTATGGCACTTAAATCCAGTCCCTGCTTACCGTGAAATTGTTTCGCTGTCTCAGCCTGAGCCTCGGACGCAGACATTCCAGTAGCGATCATCGCCCTAATGGCTTCCTTAACCAGAGTTTGTTGTATCTTATATAAAAACCCTGTTAGAGATTCTGCTTTAACTAGTTTTTCTATCTCCTGTTCCCAGTTTCCTTGTGGGCCAGTAGTTATCTCTTTGCCAACTTTCTTGGATAACTCAGCAGGACTCATTAGCTGAAAGAATTCACGCCTCTTCTTCATGAGAACTTCATTAGCTTGTCCTAGTTTCTCATACTCTCCGCCCTTACCCATTTGCTTGATGATGGTCTCAACTCCGCCAGCCTTAGACAGTTCCCCAATAAACTTAAATGCTGGCATATCCTGAAACTTAATAGCGCCCCCAGCTATGTGCTTCTGTGCCAAAGCCTGGTTGATGTTTAACATTATATGTTTCAAACCTTCGGCTGTTTCTTCACTACCCTGAAGGGCCTCACCGGTAATGGTTTGTAGCTGATTGTAAGCATCTGTGGCCAAACCGGTTGCTAGCTTGGGAGATATAAGTTTCTGAACGGCTTCTAGTTCCGCTGGAGAAGTAGGTCGTAATGAAGTACCTTTTTCACCCGGAGCAAAAACTCTGCCCTTAGCAATGACCTTCATCGCCTCGTCTATTTCCTTTGGATTTAGAGAGGAAATAGTCTCTTCCATGTTATCACGGAACTTACCAAGTATATTACCTATGCTATGACTATCTTCCCTAACTCGCTTACCAAATCCAGAAATTTCTTGTGCCGCTTCTTTAGAAAGACCGGCGTGTAGAACTATAGCATCTCCGTCGAAATCCAGATTCTGAGAGGCATGATGAAACTCAGAAGTTAAGCCTTCCAGAGCGGCATTAACCTCTTTTACCTGGGATCTAAGTTCCTCAGAAGCCTGTCCTCCGGCCTTGGTGACCAAAGCCATAAGTCTGGCCTTTTCCGCTTCCAAAGGCGCCCGCATCGCCGCTTCTTGAGCCTTGGGAAGCATAGTAGGAACGCTGGGTAAGCCAAATTTACCCCTAAACTGCTCCTCTCCCGTTGGAGTTATCCTGGCAGGAACAAAGCTTGCGCCTCCTGTGGTAGGAAAACGATGGGTCAAAATTTGTTGGGTAAGGAGATGTTTTATGGCGTCATTGACCGACATGCCAGTCCGCTTAGCTATTTCTTCTGCCCACACCCGCAAATCGTCCTTATGGATCATAATAGTGCCAGGCTTGATAGCTCCAGGAGCCTGCATTGCCTGAGCCTGCTCAATCAACTTTAAAGCCTCAGTCACATCATGTCCCGCAGCAGCAAGCTTATGCAATTCTGCTTCCGCTTTAGTTAATCCCGTTCTAGCAGCGGGCATGCTGGTCACAAGAGCATAGGGACTGATAGAAGTACCTCCCTCTAGAGCCTGCATTAGAGTTTTGGTCCCCTTACCCTTAACACTGCCCATAACATGTTTTCCTAGCAAACTCTGTATAAACTTTTCTTGAGCAACTTCTTGTCTCTTGTAAGCCGCCGCTATGCGTTCGGCATCTCCTTCTAAAGAAACCCCCATAGCGTCCATAGCTTCTTGTAGCTTCTTAGCTCTATCCGGTAACTTTGGATCAAATAGTTGACCCGTGCCCGCCACTGCTTGGAATTTACCCCCAGGAGCTCCCTCTGCTCGCTTCGTTAGGACATCTCTTAGAGAAAGAAGCTGCTGGAAGGGATCCTTACCGGCTGCTAGATACTGGCCTACCGTTCCTCCTTTCCCGGAAATTTTCCCAGTCTCCACATTCCTAGTCTTGATGAATGAGGCAGACATTTCTTTATCTGCTATTTTGGAAAGTTTATCGAAGAAAGCTTTTGCCTCTGCTTCCGCAGCTTTAGGATCTACCTTTCTGGCAGCAAATAGATCTTGTATCCTCTTATTTAGAGTCTGAGTAACAACGTGAGAGGCTTCGTCCATACTTTCAGCACTATTCTTATCTAGCCCTTTGAAAGCCAGCTCCAAATCTACCGCTGCTTGACGCAGCTGCTCTAGTTGCCGGGTTACAGGAGTAGCGCCTACTGTACCAGTAGCAGTTTCATATAGCCCACGTCCTCCCGGAACTCCCAGTCCAGGTACTCGAAACTTAGTTAGTTCTCCTTGCATGTTACGCATAAGCATTACGAACGGCTGCTTAAACTTCTCTTCATCAAGTATAGTGCCCTTTAACTCTTCTCTAGGCACTTCTCCGTGGGGAAGAGCCGTCAGCTGCGTGGGCATAAACTCTTTGAGAGATTCTTTAGCTACGTCAACTTCTCCGCCCAAAGTCCTTAACTCTTGGATTAGATCTTTATAATCTTCCATTAGGATTTCATTAGAGTGCGCAAACTGCTGTACTATATGAGAGCCTTTACCGAAGGAGGACATCAAGGCATCAATGTCAAATTTGGAGACGAACCTCTGCTTCTGCATCTCCATTCCTTTCTCACGACCCTCTCCCAGAGCGCCAAAGTGAACTCCGCCAACCATCATCGGTCTACCAGCAGCTGCCCCTCTACCAAGCAGTCCTCCCATAACAGTAGTCATTCCTGTAAATCCCTTCAAACCTAACTGCGTGGCAGTATGCTCGACAGCCTCACTTACACTCATGCCCAAGTCTTTAACAGCCTTCTCTATCATCGTAGCAACGTCTCTGGAAGACACCTTTGCAGCGTCAGCGAGCTCGTTGGTTAGGGCTTCAGCTATATCTCGGATATCGAGACGCTTCATTGCTCCTCTTTGGCTTATGGCTGCCTCTATTTCCTTACCTGCAACGTCTTTTCCTAAGCTGGGAACTACTCTGGCCAACCCCTTAAATCCGCCAGCAGTAGTAACTTTGCTACCCGTAACGAAAGGCATTTGCTGCTGTATCTGCAGCCCCATAAATTCTACGCCACGATCTATGCCCTTGAACATCTTGGTTATCTTAGCTTGAGTACCCTTCAAAGCGAATTCTACAGTTTCTCCCTTAAATCCCGTTCCGAGAAGAGTTTTATTAACTAGCTGCATTCCCTCAGTGAGCCCAGCCGCGGCTTCCTTTAGGATGACGGTTTGTTCTTTTACAATTCCCATTTCCTTAGCAGCTTTTTCAGTAATGAGAACCATGTCTTCAGTCGTCTCGGCCATGTTCACAAAGGCAGTTCTCAGCTCTTTACCCGTCTTAGGGCTAATCATTCCGGCTTCTAACATAGAGCGCTGCTCAGCACCCATAACTCTGGGAGGAGTGCCCCCAACCATTTCCCTGGTCTGAGTGGGTTGGAACATTCTAGCCGGATTTACAGCACCTGCGCCAAGAAAGCCAAATCTAGCTAGGGGTAAAGTTTGTACAGGAAGTTCTGCTTCATATTCTTCTGGCGTGAGTTTACTCTTTGGGCCAAGAGGAGGTATTGCCCTCTTCCCAATAGCGCCTTCAGCTAAACCTACAGAAGAAGCTACGGCTATTCCAAATTTTTGGAGCTCTTTATTTATCTCTCCAAGCCATTTGTTTATCTGAAGAATCTGTAGTCGCTCATCTCCTAAAGCCTTTAGGACTTTGAACTGCTCCTCAGAGGGCTTAAACTTAAGTCTTGCCTCTCCTGCCTTCTCCAAGGGCTCCATAACCCTTCCTGGACGAAATGCGGGGAGGTCACGAACTGTTTTATTTATGACCGATTGTACTATAGAAGCAGCAGACTCTGGACGAAAAACCTGAGCTCTTCTGGCACGTTCAAGAGCGCTAACACCCTGAACGTCTGCAGCAGTAAGATTGTGGATAATCCTATCTATAGCATTGGATACTTTTATTACTTTGTTGCCAAAGACTTCTATGTCTCGAGTAACTATGCGCACTTTTCCAGAAGGCTCTGCTACTCCTGCGGCCCCACGAAGCCCCGGCTCCTTAGCAATCGCAGGAAGCGCGATTTTCTCTAAGACCTGCTGGGCGCCTTTACCTGTAAAGGTGACCTTGATTC